GACGCGCTCCTAACCGGCCGCGGGTCGAGTCGGCCTCCTCCCCCGCTCGCGAAAGGCGTCGCTTGAGCGGCGCCGATTTGAAGTACGTCGGTGAGCGCACCGCCGGCGGGCTGCACGTCTACGTCGTCGAGGCGGGCGTGCTGATCCGCCCGCTCAGTCCGCGCCTCGACCTCTTTAACCATAGCCCGCTCGGGTTTGAGTGCGGTTACCAGGGGAGCGGTCCCGCGCAGCTCGCCCTCGCCATTCTCGCCGATCACCTCGCGACGCGGGCCGATGAAATACTCGCGGCATGTTTTGCCGGGTGCGAATCCGACGAGGTCGATTTGCGGCGAACCTCGCTCGCCGACCGCGTCGCCGTCCATCTGCACCAGGCGTTCAAGGCGTCGGTAATCGCCAAGCTGCCACGCGACCGCGCGTTCGCGCTCACGTCCGCTGAGGTCTCGAGCGCCATCGCCGAGTTGTGTGCGAAGAATCGGGGCGGCGCGTGACCCCGCGCGTCGCCTCGCCGGCGCGTCGCCGCGCGCGCGGTCGGCCGGTAAAAAGCGTTGCGCTCATCACACCGGGGGCATCGAAGGTGCTCGAGCTGCTCGCGGCGGAGGGCGTCATCGGTGCTTCGCCTGAAACGCTCATCATGCGGCATGCGAGCGGCGATTGGGGCGAGCTCGACGCTCACGACCGCGCCGTCAACGAGCGCGCGCTGCGCCACGGTTGGCGCGTCGTGTCCGCCTATCACTTCTGCGGCGGCACGGTCCGGATCTGGATCATCACCGACGGCGGCACGACGACGATCCTCTTGCCGGAGGAGTATTGAGCGATGCGCTGGACGACGCCCGAAGGCTTCGACCGGTGCCACGTCATCGAGGGCAAGGACTGCACGATCTGGCTTGAGCCGCGCGCGGGGTGGTGCGATCGCGGCAACTGGGTCGCGACGCTGAGTGTCCGCAAACCGCTCGAACAGCTCTGTCGCGACGGCTTATACATCGACGACGCCGACGGCTGGCCCCGGTACTACTTCGATCTCGACCGGGCGAAACTCGAGATCGAGGCGTGGCTCTCGAGGCGCGGGCAAGCCGTTGACGATAGGCCGGAGGGCATCGGGGCGCGTCGAGGTGCGACGCCATGAACCGACGAGACCGACGCCGCGCGCGATCATTGAAGGAGTTCATTGCGTCGGGCGACGGCGACCGCAAAGGCTCGCCCGAGTTCGAGGCGGAGGTCGAACGCGATTCGAAGCTTGCGCTCGAGCTCGAGCAGCGGATCCGCATGACCGCGCTTCTTCCTTGGCTCGCCCGCCACCCCGAGGTTGATTGGACGTGCACGGCGCCGGCCCTCTTCAGGGTCGCGGCGATCGAGATCATGGCGGCGTGCCCCGGTACCACGCCGAACGACGTCGGCACGATGGCGGCCGAGGTCGCGAAGTCGGCCCTACCCATCGCGAACGAGGTGAGCAAAAGGGCGGAGACCATCTTGGGCCCGGACGCGCCGCCGGCCGTGAAGAAGGCACTCGACGATCTCGCCGCCTCGATGAAAGTGGGCCCGCCGCCCGATTCGGATGAGTCGTTCGTGCAAAAACAAGTCCGGCTCGTGCTCGAGCAGCAAACGCGCGACATCGCCGACAAGCTGAAAACGTGGTGCCCGGCCGGCGTCGGCTTCTTGCTGTTCCTCGCGGACTACGGCGCGAAGGGGAACCTTGCCTACGTCTCGACTTGTTGCCGTGAGGACGCGATCAAGCTCGTCGAAGAGTGGCTCGGACGCCAACCGTCGGGGGGCCCATGAGCAGCGCCGCGTGGGACGACAACACGGTGTATCCGACGCACCAGTGCTTCGACGACGTGCCGCGCTACCTCGAAAGGCTCGTCGACGGGGGCGCCACGATCCATGATCTCGAACGCTACACGATCGTCCACGCCATTTGCCTGCACGAGGACGACGGCAGACCCTACGCCCACGCATGGCTTGAGCTCGGCGACAAGGTCATCTTCGCGGGGATCCTCCGAGGCGAGCTCGTCTACCTTCACACCGCGAGGGCGGAGTATGTCGCGAAGGCGTTCGTTTGGGACGAGACCCGCTACACGATCTTCGAAGCCTACCGCGTAGAGAAGCGCACCGGTTTTCGTGGCGGCCCGTGGAAGGCGGAGTACCGAGCTCTTTGCCCCGACGTGCAGCGCGGTGAGGCGCCCCTAGAACAGGTGCACCCCTCGCCCGGCAAAGGCGAACATGAGCGCGACCGCGCCAGCAAAGAAGAGCAGGCGCCCGATCTCGGCGACCTTGGCATTCGTGGCGAGCGCGTACGCGAGGACGCCGGCGACGGCGACGATCACGGGAACGAGAGCGTTCATGGGGACCCCCTATCTACAGGGTCCACCGTATCACCTGAGCGGCGGTGAATGAGGGCGAGGGGAGAACGAACATGGGGGGGGAGAAAAAACCGTACGTTGCGCCGAGGCTCCGACAGATCACCGATCCGGAACACATCGCGCGGATCCTTGGCTTGACGGCGGTAGAGGATCCCGCACTGCTCGTGAGCGCCTTGAAGCTCGCCCACCGCGCGAACGAGAACGCCAACGATCGCGCCCGCCGGTGGAAGGCGCTCGCCAAGAAGCTTTGGCACACGACGCACCCGCTCGGATCGATGGGCCGCCACGGGTGCGCGGCGATTGACGTGCGGATGACGCGGGCCGGGCGATGACGTGGCCGGAGGCGTTCTGCTCGGTGGGTTGGGCGGCGGCGTTGGCTAGCACGATGTGGGCTCTCGCATGGTGGGCGAAGCGATGATCGATCCGGTCGTGACGAAAGCTTTCAGCGAGATCGCGTACGTCCTGCGACCGCTCACCCGAGAGCAGCGTCGCGACGTTCTCAGCGCCCTTGCGTTCGTGCTGGACGACGCTGGATCCGGGCTCCCATCCGTCGAAGACTTAGTGCGCTCGGTGCTCTTGGAGGATGACGACGAATGAACCGGCACGAACGGAGAGCCGCCGCCGCGAGGGCCGCCAACGAAGCCGGCCACATGCAGCAGGAGTGCCCGTGCGGCTGGCTTGCTCCGCGCGAGACGTTCGTCGAGTTCGTGCACGACACCAACCATCCCCCGCCGCCACGCATCGTCATCGTCGTGATCTGTCCCGTTTGCGGGCAACGCTTCGACTGCGAGGTCGGGAAGGCGGCAACGGCATGAACCGACACATCGCGTTAATCGACGGGATCGTGACCGCTTATCTGGTGTGGCGCGAGCAGTACCCCACCGCCGAGCCGCCGCGCTTCACCTTGCCGCCGCGCGAAGTCGTCCTCGCCGTTTCGCTCGACGGGCGCATCGGGCAGTGCATTGCGAAGAACTCGAGCGCGCGGGAATTGCTCGACCGCGTGTGCATGGCGGCCAGCGCAACCGGCGACGATAGCAAGATGCCGACGGTCATGATGCTGGACGTCGCCATGCGGCTCGCTGGCGTCTCGGTCGAACGCGTGTCCCTCTCCGAGCTCGGGATCACCGTGGGCGGTGAGAAGGGGCGGAACAGTTGAAGGCCGAGCTCGCCGCCGAGCGCGACAAGGTCGAGCGCGAGATCGCCACGTGGCTACGCGCATTGGGGAATAACATCCCCGATGAGACCGATCCCCTTCACCCCCGTGCTGTCCTGCACGCACTTGCCGGGCGAATCGAACGGGGCGATCACCGCGTAGCGACCGACCACGATCCCCCCGACGATCCGTACGACGAAGTGCTCGGCGACGGGGGCGCGGTGATCAAGCTCCGTCACGAGCTGCTCGGGCACCATGTGCACGCCGATGTCTTCGTCGGTCCGAGAGCCGACGGCCTCGCGTTGTCCGGTCACGTCGTGATGAGGGTGCCCGAGTGGCAAGCTTTCGAGGGGGCGCTCGTGCTCGGCGCACCGCGGTTGCAATGGTGTCGCGTCGTCGTGATCATCGAAGAACGGAAGCCGCCGACGTGAGTTGTGGATAACCTTGCCCCGGTGTGATTTGCGGCGCAAGACACCTACAAAGTAGCCCGGATTTTTCTCACGAGCGCCCCGCTCTTTGACTTGCGTCCGTCGGCATTTTGTCCGATTGTGCGCGATCTACAATGCAAACGAGCCGCGACGAAATACGCGCGGCCCTCTCGCATGCACTCGGGGGCGGGTCGCAACTTCAACTGATCGCACGCAACGCGCTGATGCGCGCGGGCTGCGAAGCCGGCTCCAATCCGTTCCGGATCGCGACGGGGCTCGGTCGCAGTTGCCTGCCCGATTTGGAAGCGGACTTCCGCGCCGAGGTGCGCGGCAACCTTCTCGTGTTTCTTTGGAATGCCGAGGACTGGGCCTTGAACCTCGGCGCGGCGATCGTGGTGTCGGTGCTCGGTGAGCTGCACATGCCTGCCCCCCTCGAGGACGTCTATCGCATGGTCGGTCACTTGCTCATGCCCGCCGATTCCGCCGCCGGCACCCATCTACCCTCGTGGTTCGTCGACGCCTTCCGCCATCGCTCACACGTTTCGATGAGGCCCGCCCCCGCCATCGCGAGGTAAATCTACCGTTGCCTACGTGGCAACGCGTTTGCGTGTTGACTTCACGGTGCCGACGCGACTACGTTGCTCGTCGTGGTCAACGAGCGGGACATGGGGATCCGGCCAGAGCACGAGGCGCTGCTCGCCCTGGCCGAGAAGATGGACGCCGAGCGAGCGGTCGCGCGCAAAGCCGCTGAGCCGCTCTTTGATGAGCTGAAAGCCGCCGAGTTCGCGGGCGATCTGTCTCTCGCCGGCAAAGTCTACAAGCGCATCGCCGCACTGTTCGAGCTCGCGGGGTGCCACGGCGACGCGCAAACGTACCGGCTCAACGCGCGCGACTGCACCGACCGGCTCCGTCGACGCAATTGGATCGAACAGCAGAAAGGGAAGCGACGATGATGACTCACGCCGAGGTGCACGAAGAGGTCGAGCGCATCTGTTCGGGGACGCGGCTTACCAACTTCACAGTAACGACGCAGTCAATCCGAAGCGAAGACGGTTCGGTGACGGTCGAATGGGGCTGCGTGATCAGCTCGGGTCGCGCGCCGGAGTTCTACTACCGCTCGCGCAGCCCCAATGAACTCGTCTCGCGCGTCGCCGCGGGCGTCCACGCTCGGCGCCCGTACTTTGCGATGGTGTCCGAGTCGCTCAACACGCTTCGCACCGAGCCGCCGAAAGACGCGCCCCCGAGCGCGGGCGCTTGCCGGTGCCAACAGATCATGTCGGAAGACAGCTTGCGGCATTTCAAAGGGTGCCCCTTGCGACAGGCCCTTCCTGACGGCCACCCTGCGGCCGATACCTTTGCCACCACCGCTCGGCCCGAGGCGCCGTGAGCTTCGACCCGAACCGGCCCGGTCTTTACCCGGGGCTATCGTATGAGAGCTACCTCGCCGTGGTGCGCACCAACATTTCCAAGCTCAAGGAGATGGCGCGCTCACCGCTGCACTACCAATACCGGCTCGAGCACGACCGCGAGACGACGGCGCTCTCCCTCGGCCGCTCAGCGCACACCGCCGTCCTCGAGCCTGCGAAGTTCATTTCGCACTATGCGCTATGGGATGAGCGCACCGAAAGCGGCAAGGTGCGGCCGCGTCGCAGCAAGGACTGGGACGCGTTTTGCGCGGTCAACGCAGGCAAGACGATCATCAAAGCCGACGAGTGCAACTTCGCCCGCGCCATCCGCGACGCCGTCCACGGCAAGCGGGTCGCCGAGAAGTACCTCGCCGCCGGCGAGCCCGAGGTGACCATGCTTTGGGACGACGTCGAGACCGGGCGCCCGTGCAAGGGCCGGCTCGATTGGGTGACCCACGTCGAGGGCGTCGATTGCCTCGTCGGGCTCAAGACAGCGCGCGACCCCGCGGCGCGCGCGTTCTCGAACCAAGCGGCGAAGCTGCTCTATCACCTGCAATGGGCGTTCTACTACGACGGCTATTCGCTGCTGACCGGCAAGGAGCCGCGCGTCGTCGAGCTCGTCGTCGAGAGCGCCGCCCCTCACGACGTTGTTTGCAATGTGATTCCTGTCGAGGTGCTCGAGCTCGGGCGCGAAGAGTACCGGGCGCTGCTCGTCAAGCTCGCCGAATGCGAGGCGTCGAAGCGTTGGCCCGGCATGGCGGAAAACGAAGTCATGTTCGAGCTGCCCGCGTACCTGAAACGAGACGATGACGAGGACCTCGACGACCTCGAGCTCGAGGGCGCCGCGCGATCGAGGGCGGTCGACGCTCTGAACGAGGGACTTTGATGGACCCCGATCTGTTGCGGCTTTGGTTGACGGAAAGCGCCGAGCGCATCGAGAAGCGAGAAACTCGCGTTCGAGCCGAGAGCCTCTCACGCCTTGCCAATGAGCGGACCGCCTACGCGATGGCTATGTCGCGCTTGGCCGACGCCCATCGCGACGCCGCCGCGGTGTATCGCCGCGCGCTCGAGGAAAGCGAGAGCCAATGAGCGAGGACCTCAAGCCCCTGGCAGCAAAGCCCGTCGACTGGGACGAACTCTACGACGGCGCCTTTCTCAAGGCCGGCGAAATGAAGGGCAAGCGAGTCACGCTCACGATCAAGAGCGTCGATCTGTACGAGCTCGAGGGCGCGAAGGGCAAACAAAAGCGCGGCGTCATGTCTTTCCACGAAACGCCGAAGCTCGTCGCGCTGAACAAGATCAACGGCATTTGCCTCAAGGCGATGTTCGGCCGGCTCGTGCAAAAATGGGAGCGCAAGCGTGTGACCATCTTCCCTGACGTCGTGAAAGAGGCCGGCGCCATGCAGGGCGATCCGTGCATTCGGATCTACGGATCGCCCGAGCTCGCGCACGATCTCGACGTCGTGATCCAACTTCGCAAGCGCAAGCCCTACACGCTCACCATGCACAAGGTCGTCGCCGGCGGCGGGGCCAGGGGGGCGCCGCCGCAAGCGCCGCCGGCCGATGAGCCGCGTCAACCGGGAGATGATTGACCATGGGAGCCGTGATCGAATTCGCGATTGCACTGGTCTCGATTACCTGCGGGGAATGCGGAGTCGAATTCGCAATTCCCAAACATCTGCAAGCCACGCGACTCGTGGACAAGAAGACGTTCTACTGCCCGAACGGTCACCCGAGAGCCTACGTCAAATCGCGCGTCGACGAGCTTGAGGCGCAGCTTGAGGCGCAGAAGCGGGACACCGAGTGGCAGAAACAGCGCGTCGCTCGCCTGGATAAAGAGCTCGTGGCGCAGCGCGGGCAGACGACGAAGGCGCGCAATCAGCTGGCGCGCGTAGGCAACGGCGTTTGCCCTTGCTGCAACCGCACGTTTCAGAACTTGATGCGTCACATGGCGACGAAGCATCCCGGCTTCAAGAAAGCCGGCGAGCCGTGAAAGCCCTCTCGCTCCGTCAACCGTGGCTATGGGCCGTGCTCGAGCTCGGCAAGACGATCGAGAACCGCCGTTGGAACTCGCACTACCGCGGTCCGATCCTCCTGCATGCGTCGATGGGGAGCACCCTCGACGAGTGCCTCGAGGCGCTCGCGTGGATGCAATCGCGCCACCTGATCGAGTCGCGCGATCCGCGCTGGCCCGGCCTTAAGAACGTCGAGCGCGGCGGGATCTGCGGCTACGCCGAGCTCGTCGACGTCGTCGCCCCCGGGCCGACGACCGCGACCGTGCCGCGCGAGATGATCGACGAGCTCAGTCGCTGGCACATGCCGCAGCAATACGGCTTCGTCCTTCGCAAGGTGCGGCGGATCCCGTTCGCCCCGTGCCGCGGTGCGCTCGGCTTGTTCGAGGTGGCGCCCGACGTCGAGCGAGCGGTGCGAGGCTACCTGTGAAAGCGCAGCCCACCGCCGAAACCTTTCTCGAAGCGTTCGCCGAAAGCATCGCCGCGCGCGTGCTCGAACGGATCGCGGCGCTCATGCCGAGTGAACGCCCCGATACCCCGAAGCTGCTCGATCGGGCGGGATTGGCGATCGCGCTCGACGTGTCGGTGTCGTCGGTCGATCGGCTCATCGCGAAGGGGTGCCCGTGCATTTGGGTGCTTGATTCGCGGCGCTTCGAATTCGATAGCGTGATGGCTTGGCTCAAGAAAACCGGTGCATAGGACACGCGTTGCCAAACCGGCTACACTGTTGCCTACATGGCAACGCATTCAACGAAGCGCGGGCGCAAGCGATCTGGCACGCTCGAGTATACGAAGAGCGACGGTTGGCTCGTCATCTACCCTGAAACGGTCGACGGCGAGACTATCCGTCTTCGTCATCCCCTCGGCACGCATGATAAGCGAGTCGCTCGGATCAAGAAAACGCGTTTCATCGACGGCCTCAACGCCGGCACCATCGCGCCGAGCGACGCCGCGCGCGAAGCCGGCCGCGTCGAGTTTCTTTTCGAGGCATGCGAACGTGTGCTCGGCGACCGCAAGACGGCGGGGATCGTGAGTGCGGGCGACTCGCTCGGGCGCCTTCGTCTCTATGCCTATCCCGAGTGCCCGGTGAGCGACGGCGCCGCCGTCGACGAGAGCAACGACGAAAGGAAGATCGACGGTTGCGCCTATGCCGGCCGCGTCGAGGTCACCCAGATCGACAAGTCGCACGTCAACGCGATCCTCGACTTCTGCAAGCGGCAAGGCAAGAGCCGTCAAACGATCATTCACCTTCGGCGCGCGCTCTTCGACGTCTTCGCGGCGCTCATGCGCGAGCCCGCGACGGCGATCCTAACGAATCCCGTCGAGGGCGCTACCCTTCCGACGATGGCGGCGGAGGTGATCAAGGAACGCGCGGTGCTCGAGGATCACGAATTCGCGAAGTACCTCGGCTATGAGCACCCGCAAGAGGGCCATCGGATGGCGATCCTCGAGACGCAGATGATGGCGCTCGTATCGCGCCTCTTCGGCGGCATCCGCACGGGCGATCTCCACGTGCTCGATTGGTCGGCGCTCGACGCCGAGAACGGGCGCTTCGAGCGTGGGCGCGCTCCTCGGAAAAAGAGGCGCCGCTCGCAGCTGCTCGAGATCCCCGAGATGCTACGCCCCTTCCTTCGCGACTGGTGGGAGCGGCACGGGCGGCCGACCACGGGCCTCGTCTTTCCCGCGCGGCGGGGCGAGCGTGCGGGCGAGACGAAGATCAAGGTGAGCCATGCGGCGGCGTTCCGGCGCGATCTCATGCGGGCCTTCGGCCTCGAGACGTGGGACGCGAAGACGAGGAAGTTCAAGAAGGCGCGCGAGATGACGGCGCGCGAGCGCGAGCTCTTCACCGAGACCGCCGACACCTTGCCCGTCGACTTTCATTCGTGGCGCCGCGCCTACTCGCAAGCGCTCGCCGACGCGGGCGTCAACGCGCAGCAAGCGACGGCGCTCGCCGGACACGCGTCGCTCTCGGCCCACAAGCGCTACCTCGCGAGCGCGGGCAAGATGCGCGAGCTACCCGCGGGGGCGTTGCCGCAAATCACGATCACGAGCTCGGGCCCCGATTCGGATGAATTTAGCAGCCGAGATCTGCTGAATTCGAAAGCCGCTCAGAAAAACCTGAATGAATTCAGCGGGGCGGACGGGACTCGAACCCGCGGCCTCCGGCGTGACAGGCCAAAAGCACAGTTATCACGAGCAGTTACGGCACCTGAAAACGAGCGGTTACGACGCGGTGACGCGGATTCCGTCGTCGATAATCGTGGTGACCTGCTGAATGCGGCGGCTAAATTCGACGCGGTCGCCGCCGCCCTTCGCGTCGGGCTTGAGGGCGCGATCGCCGCCGGCCGAGTGACCGACGCGGCCGCTCTCGCGACCGAGCTCGCCGCCCGCGCCCGCGCGGTGAGCGATCCCAACGTCGTCCCCCTCCGTCGGCGGTAGGCTCACGCGCTCCCCCACCGCGCGAAGCCGAGCGGCGCACCGGTCCGGCTGAACCAACGCACGACCGGGCGTGGTCCGTCGACGAGCAGCTCGAGCTCGAAGCCGCCGCGGAAGATGCAGAGCCAGCCGGTCGGAAGGTCGCGCGCGTAGAGCATGCACCCACGTCGGCCGGCTTGAGATCGCGGTTGCTGATTAGCTCGCGGGCTCGCACCGGCCCGAGTGCCCCGCGTCCTTCGAGCACACGGCACCGACGCGCCCGCAACCGCGGCAAGGCTTCGTCGGATCGTAGGTCTGCGGTCGCATGACCCCGTCGGCGTCGCGGCCGTACGCTTGGCCCCACCCGTAGCAGCACGACGCGCAATGCTTCGGTGACGACTGACCGCCCTCGAGGCCGAGCGCGGCGACGAGGTCCGTCGGCCGGCTAGTCATGGTCGTCGCACGGGTCGTCGACGCTCGCGAGCCGCTTGTCGAACACCGGCTTGAGAATGCCCGCGGTGAGCGCCTCGTCGACCTGGAGGCCGAGCTTCCCCGGCGGGCCGAAGATGGCCACGCGGCCGCCGACGAGGCCGCCTTCGAGGCGATAGCCGTCGGCAAGCACGAACGGGACGGCGCTCGCACCCTCGGATGGGTAGAACGACAGCGCGCCGTCGGCGTCGGCGTAGAGGGTAACCGGCGTGCCCACTGCCCCTAACCTACACCCGGCCCGAATGCGCCGCGACTTCCTGTTTTTCTAGCGCGAGCGCGATTGAGGGTCACCGGCGCTTCAGGTCCTTCGCGCGGGGTCGTACAGACAAGCGGGCCCCCGGTGTTGAAGCACCGAGGACCCTGCCACGGGGCGAGACGTATCAACCGTCCACACCCGCGGCAACCACGCTTCGATCTGGAGATCGTCACATGGCACCTCGATTCGTATCAGATTTTTCCCGCGCGCTCCTCGCCCTCGTTCGCAAGGAGATCACCGAGTGGAAGCACGCGATTGGCTGGGGCCGCTTCGCCGTCGCGAGCGCGTTCGGTTCCCGCCGTGGCATCAAGCAAACCTCGCCCGAGACCGTATAAGCAGCCATGAGAACGCTTTCCGCCCTTGCCCTTCTGCTCGCCGTCGCCGGTTGCTCGAGCGCCGCAGACGCGCCGGGCAACTTCACTACCCCGACCCCCGAGGCCGACGCGGGCCACGACGTGATCGTGCCGCCCACACCGGGGACCGACGCGGCCCCCAAGGTCGACGGCGGTGCGGAGGGCGGGCAAGCGGCGGACGCTCAGCGCGAGGCGGACGCCACGCCGGCGATCGACTCGGGGGCCATAGACTCGGGTGTACCAACGACCGACGCCGGCACCTCACCCGAGGCGACCCCGCCGACGGTCGACGCTGCTCCCCCTGGCAACGACGCCATGCCCCCACGCGTCGACGCTGGCACCGACGCCCCCTTCTCGAACGACGCGGCACCGACCGACGTCGACGCGGGAAACGACGCGGGCGTCTTTCCGATCTGCCCGGCCCTCGACAATCCAAAGTGTCAGGCCGCGAACGATACGGACGCTCGGATCCGCGCCACGTTCACGAAACCGTGCAGCACGACGGTAGGATATCGGATGTGTGGCGGCGTGAATGGGCCGCCGCCGGACGACTACGTCACCGAAACGCTGCCCATGCTCTGTTTCAATGGTCAGTGGCGACTCGGCGGATCGTGGTCGGGTTCGCAGTGGGTTGCCTCGCACAACTGCTCGACGGGCTGCGCGGCCGGCCAGCTCTGCGATCCGTGATCTCTTGATCGCGCGCGGCGCCGCGTGCCATGGTGCGCCCGTCGGTGCGGCGATAAGGGGCCGTCGGGGTGCCGCACTCCCCCGACGGCACCACCGAACTAAGCAACACCCTTCGGCGGCGCCGGCTCGACGTCGGGGGGCGGCGCGGGATCCGTGTCGTGCACGACGAACTTCTCGGCGAGCTCTCGAAGCGACAGCGTCACGAGCCCTTGGGTGCGCATGGCCGTCGCCTCGTCGATCGGCGGCGGCTCGAGCACGGCGGGCAGCGTGCGGTCGAACTCGGCGAAAAAGAGCCCGAGCGCCCGCGCGTACACTTCGACGGGATCGGTGTAGTAGCCTCCCCGCTTGAGCGCCTCGGCGAACCCGTGGGGGGCGCCGGCTTCGATCTCCCCCCATGCGTCGGCGTACCGCTTCGAGCCGCGCAAGAAACCGAGGTGATCGATCGCCCCCTCGGGCAGCGTGCGGAAGGCGCGAAAGCGGGTCGCGGGGTGCGGAGGATCGTAGTAAACGTCCTTGCCGTTCTCCCGCTCGCGGACTCGGAACATCGTCCAGTCGCGGCAGTCGTCCTCGCGGCTCTTGACGTTGCCGATGTTGAAGCAGTGGAGACCCTTCTTCCATTTGCCTGTCTCGTGCGCGCTTTGGGCCAGCAAAACGAGGATCGACGCGCGGGCCGGCATCACGTCGAAGAGCGACCGCCAAGCGGCGACGAGGGCGCTCGCGAGCTCGTCGGCGGTGATCGGCGTGATGACGTTCGGTAGCTGTTCAGCCATGGGCGACCTCCCTATTTCGGCGTGCAGGTCACGCCGCAAACCTTGAGAGCGTCGGTCGTTGACGCTCGGTTGAGGCACTTCAATTCGAAGACGCCATTGCGGCGCCCGTTGCGACAGACGTCGACCCACGTGCCCGACGCGGGTTTCGGCGGCTCGCACCCGACGTCCGCGAGATGACCGTAGGCGGCGTCGCACTCTTCGCCGCCCGGCGGGGTCGGGGGCATGGGGCATCCGGCGACGAGGGCGACGAGGGCGACGAGGACGGCGAGATAGAGAGCTTTCATGCCGCCGCCTTTTCGACGAACGGAACGCCCGTCACCGCGAAGCACTGGATAATCGCGCGCTCGAGCAGCCCCCAAGAGATGCGCCACGTGCCGCGGGGAAGCTCGAGCAGGTTACCATCGGGCATGCCCCACTCGATCCCTTGCGGGGCATAGTCCCACCAATTATCGAGCACCGCGTAATCGTCGCGGCTCGCGTCGAGCACGGTGAGCATGTGTCCGCCCCCGTCGGGATCCCCATTGAAGATCGCGCCGACGATCTCGCCCTTATTCCACATCACGCCCGAGTCAACGAACATGGAAAGCCCGACGGGTTGCCGGCGCACCATGCACGCGCGGATCGATCCCTTGAACCCGAACGCGCCCGGGGTGACGTTCGAAAACTCAAGCCCGCGCATGTTGTACGCGAGCACGAGATCGTCGAGGCTCGGGCGGCGATTGGCCTTCGCTGGATCCCACGCGGCCGAGGTCGGGTCGGGATAGTCCGAGTCGAGCGCGAGCCCGACTTCGCGAGCACCTCGCAAGAGGAGCCCGGGTTGGGTGCCGACGTCTTGCAGCGGGGGGGCGTTGTCCGGATCGAGCGTGGCATAGGCTTGCGCGCGGCCGAGGTCGTACGCGCACTTGGCCGAGATCATGCGGTCGCTCTTAAAACCGTTCATTTCTTGCCAAAGCTGCACGCATCGCTTGAGAAAGGTGCCAACGCACATGCCGAGCCCGTCTTGCCAGATCACCCCCTTGCGAAATTCGAGGTGATTCGCTTTGTCGAGCGTCGGGGGCGCGGCCGCGATGAGTCCGCGATGCGACGGGTATCGGTAGTCTGCCGCGTCGCGGTTATATCCGAGCGGGAATTTAGGATTCATCATCGGCGTGCACCTCCATGAGTCGATCGAAGAGCTCGAGCCGCCGCTTGACGCGCGGATCGTCCGCCCGAACAAACGTTCCGACGTACACGCGGAGCGCTTCGGCCATTCCGCCCGGGCGTTTGGCAAGCCACGAAAGCGTCCGCGCCGCGAGCACGGAGGCGAGCCGGTTATCCGAACAGACTTCCTCCGCGGTGTGCCCCGCGAAATGGTAGGCGTGCAATTGGTAAATCCCGAAGGCCTGCCCGGCGTCGCATTCCTTCTCTTTGCATTCGCAGCGCTCGATCGCCGGGCGAAACCCCGACTCCACCGCCGCCGTCGCGACGAGCGCCTTCGCGGTGACGAGGTTCGGCGAGGCGGCGGCGATGTCGGCGGCATACCGGGCGCGGTCGACCTTCGAAACCCATGGGGCGACGAGGGCAATCGCGGCGACGACGAGTGCGGGGGCGATCACTCGGTCCCCCCGTCGCGCGCGCCACCGTCCAGCACCTCGGCCCGCATACGCGTCACCCGAGCGCGCAGCGCGGCGATCTCGATGGCGTCGCGGTGAACCGGCTCTTGCGTTCCGTCGGGCAGCTTGATCAAAATGAGCGGGCAAAGGTTGCTGGCCAGATCGATCACCGGACAGACCACCCGGCCCGCGCCGGGGCAGCCCAAGGTCAGCAATGCCCCGACGGAAACGAAGAAGAACGCGCGAGCAACGATCGGCCACGACGAAGGGAGCTTCGGCGGATCCGACGGGTCCGGGCGCTCCGAGTCGTCATCCCATACCGTTGGGGGGGACTTCTTCACGCCGAAGTCGCGGCCCTTGCGCATCTTGTTAACAATGACTTCGTGTGCCGCGATCGCGCCGCAACCGGCGACAAGCCCACCCGCGAGCGCGTCGTACCATGTCCCGCCGATCGCGATTCGATCGAGCGCGGCGAGCGCTACCGCCCACACGAGCGCCCAAGCCGCGCGGTTCTGCGGCTTGATGTAGAACTTGATCCGCGCCACCGCGGCATCGTTCTTCGACACGCGAATGATGGTGCCCACCACGACAGCGAGCAGCGGGATCCATGCGTGCGTGCGGACAAGCTGCACGATCTGATCGGCGGCAACGGTATCCATAGAGTCACTCCCCCTTTTCCGGCTTCGTCGGTACTTCCTTCGGCGTGCTCGGTCCGAGCTCATCGGCCACGGAGTCGCGGAGTTTGCGGACGCGCTCCTCCAGAAAGCCCACGGACCGCACCACTTCCGCGGCTTCGTTGGTGAGTCCCTGCGTCACTTCGGCGTGACGGTGAACGAGCCGCGCCACTTCGTGCACTTCGGCGGACAGCGTGTCGAGCCGCGGCGCGATCTTGCGCAGCTCCCCCTTGATTGCCGCCACGTCCTTCCCCCCATCGATCACCTTGGTTTCAAGGCGCGCAATGGCTTGAAGGATCAACCGGTACGGCTCATCGGGTTTCATCGGTGGCCCCGCGCGTTGACGAGATAGGTGTCGAGCCGGTCGTTTGCTTTAGCCGCATCCTTGCCCGCCGCGCTCACCTTTTCCTCGAGTGCAATCACCTTGCCTGACGTCTCGCCACGCCACTGTGGAAGCCCGCCCGTATTCGTTTTGATAATGGCCAAGTCCCCCCGCACTTCTAGAAACGCATCCTTCGTCGCCTTCGTCACCGCCGCGTCAACGGCTAGATCGAGCTCGACCCGGGTGATGAGTCCCTTAAGCCACACGTGTATCGCCGTCGTGCCGGCCGAGATGGCGAGTAGCGTGATGACGAACCGGTGAAAGTCCGACAGCCACGCGAGCAACCGGCGCCACCATGGGACCATTGCGCGCGCCGCCTTGCGATCGGCGGGGTCCGGCGGTGGGTGAAACGAAATGTCCACTTTACCTCCAGAAAAAAGCGATCTTCGTCCCGCCGTTGTTCGCCGTAATCTGCAAGAAAGTTTTTCTGCTCGGGGTACAACCGAAAGAGTTTATCGCCACATAGTTAACCGCTGCGTACGTCAAAGTAGCAGTGATCACGGGTATCCAGATGCCTCCCGCTTCAGTCTCATCCTTGAACCAAAACCGAATATCCGCTGTAACGCCATCGGCTAACGAAGCCGCTAATAGCGATCCTCGCAACGCTGCCACGCTTAGAGGTAGTAATCTCTTTGGCGGATCAAGAATTCTGTTTGCCGCGGGTGGCGTGACGTTGGGATCCGGATCAATCGCAATTGGTGATCCTTTGATCCACATATCCGCCGTCCAACGAGAACGCTTTGCCGTTGAGAGCAGCATGAGATCACTTTAAGTAAAAGGCGATCTTGGTAACAAGTGTCGCCGAGATTACTTGAAGGTGATACTTGCAACCCGACATGGCACCCATTAATGATGAGGCTGAGTTGGTACCTGACGTAGTGAGTGTTGCGGCGGCGCCGTTAGGCACCCACAAATCCTCGACCGCGTCGTACCACCAAAACCGAACGCTCGCGCTCGTACCGTCGACGCTAAACGCCGTAGCGTTCATTGCCGACGTGAGAAGGATATCCTTAGGAATGGTGATAATGCGACCTGTGCCGTTCTCGCCAGTGCCAGCGATGTTGGCTGTAAGTCCGGTGACAGAGGCAAGGGTGGTAGGATTGGTCGGCTCTGCAGCAAGGACAGCACCCGCTGCATTCTTGATCCAGCATTGCGCCGTGAAACCGTTTCGACGACCGTTCTTCGTAGTGAATCTCATCGCCCCCCCCTTACTCCACAATCGTGATGCGCAAGTAGGTGTCGGCCTCGCCCTTGACCATGAGCCACGTCGCAGTACCGGGCGCGCGACGCGGGGGCAGGCGCTCGCTTGCGTAGAGGCTTTCGGCTTGGTTGAGCGGGGTATCTTCGGCTGTCTTCGCTTCGTCGACGTCGCCCGACGCGGTGCCCCACCGGTACCAAAGATCGAAGTCGGCGGTGATGCTCAGCAGCTTTTGCGACTTGATTGCCGCTAGCAGCTTCGTGTAATTCGGATCGGAAAGATTGACCGCGCGGCTCGTCGCCGGCACCGCGATCACGAAGATGTCGCTTTGCCCTGGTGCAGCGGACGTGAGGCCCCACCTGAGCCGAAGGTGGCCGGGCTCGTTTAGATGCTTGGTTGTCATGGTGTCGTGTCTCCTATGCGAGTCCCGCGAACGTGAACCAATCGGTGCCGTCCGAGATGATCAAGCCGCGCGAGTTGTTCGGCGGCGTGTAATTGCTTGCCGCGCCGTTAATGAGATGCCCTGCGCGACCGATCGTGATGTTCGACGTGCCGCCGACGAGCACCCAAAAGAAAACGCGCCCATCGCTTGGCGATGGCAGATGGACGGTCCGCTCGAGGGACGCGTCGATCACGAGCAACGTGGCTTTGGATGTAGCGTCGAGTGTTACAGGGGACGCGCTGATGTCCAGCCGCGGCAACCGAAGACCGCCGACGATTCGGCTCAGCGCCGTTGAGTGACCGATAACCGGGCCTGACCCGAGGAATTGCGCGGATCGATTGCCGTCGTGCCAGATCTCGAGCGCCCCGCCCCCGAGCTCGTCATCGGAGATCACGATCGCCGCGACTCCCTCGGAAACCTCTTCGTCCCAAACGAGCTGGACGGCTTTCATGACGACCCGCGACTGTTCTTCGTCGCCGCTAATGGTCGTGACGATGTTCTCGTCGTAGCTATTGATAACGTCGCCGTCTAGCTCGACCTCGCCGAGGCGGACGCGGATGCGATCGCCCTCGTCGACCGGATCGAACGACTCATCGAACTCGAGGATCTCGCGCTTGGGGAGCTCAGTTCCATCGGCGGAGATGATGATCGATCCACCTTCGAAAAGTCCGTCTAGCCAGTGCGACATGGGTCACCCATTCCTCAGGCCACTGCCGCCCTCTTGCCAGTCGTCGACGACCCACGCCGATCCATCGGAGACGAACTCCAGGATCACGGTGTCGCCGACTTGGTTGCTCATGAACCAAGTTTGCGCGCCACGTGCGACGATGTATTTGTTGGGGCCCGTAACGTTTTGCGCATTGAATCGCACGCGTTGCCCAATCGCCGCACCCGTGTGGTTCAGCGTGACGTTGCGGTCCGCTGCTGGGTCGTCGGTAAAAATGTGCTCGTAACCCGTCGTTCCATCAGCGGTGAAATCGACGCTGCGGTTCGTGGTGAGAAGTCGGAGTTTGCCGTTCATCGCGAAGGTGCCGCCGGCTTCGAGCTCATTCGCGGACGTCGACGTGAGCACGTTCGTCCCGCCAAGCGAGACGCTACATGACGCTCCGCCGGTGAGATCCGTATTCCCTAGAGCGACGTTGGCCCCGGTTATCGTGATGACGTCGGCACCGCCGCCGATCTGGATCGCCCCCGCCGCCGCCGTGAATTGCCCGCCCCGCACGTTGAGCGCGGCTGTATTCACGTTGACGGCGACCGTCCCGGCGAGCGTCAACGTATCGCCGCTAACGACCATCTGATCGGTCGCGCCAATCGTCGTGTCGTCGCTCGCGAAGATGATGATGTCACCACTCGCGCCGAGGGTGATTGTCGTCACGTCCGCGACGATGGTCCCGTCGGGGAAGGTCGTGTTGCCGTGCAGGATGGCGTCGGTGAACTCGAAGCCGACCCCGCCGTCGATCCGATCCTTGAGATAGGCCGCGCGGTCGGCCAGCTGCTCGAGCGGGACGGCGACGCTCGCCGCGTCGAATTCGTCGTCGTCGGTCGGGATGGTGATCGTGACGGTGTAAGAGGGGTTGCCAGCGTATTCGGTCGACACGTCAGACCCCTTTCCAGTAGAGGGCGCGCCGATCGCGGTTCGCCGACAGCGATGCGGTGTCCCAGTATTCCCCCCACGTCCCAGCGGGGAGCGGCGGTGCGGCGTCCGTCGGGGCGAAGGCGTCCGCGTCGAACGAAATGATCACGTTCTGGCACTTCGAAAGCGCCGGCTTGAATTCGTCGACGATGCCGCGGATGCCGCGCGCCTCGGCGACCGTGGCCGACGATCCCCACGTGAGCCCCGGGCGGCTTCCCCACGTGCCGCTCGTCCCCCCATACGGCGGCACGCGTGTCCAAGGCACGCCGCCGATCGAGTAGATGACGACCCAAAAGCGCGCCCACAGGTCCGTTTGACCGTCCCAGTTCCAAAGGTCCGCCGCGACGCGCTCGATCAGAAAGTCGCCGTTCGGCTCGCGTGTGTAGACCATGCCGCCCTGCGTCCAAATCCGCATGCGCGCCTCGTTCGGCGTGAGGAACGCGGCGATCTGATCGAGCATGGCGCGGCCGACGCCGGCGCCCCGCCACGTCTCAATCCAAAGGCGAAGCCGCGGCCGGTAGCCAACCGCCGGCTCGTTCGGGCCGCGGACGATGCCGCGATCGCGACCCAAGTAGGGAAGCGCGTCCTCGGGGGTGAGATCGGGAAAGCCCGTCTTCGCCGCCTGATTCGCGACGCCGGCGATGATGTCGAGCGGCAGACCGACGAAGGCATAGACGAGCCGCGCCGCCCTCGCCGTTCGAAGGCGCGCGGGCGATACGTTCCAGGCTGCTTCGCGAAAGGTCACCATCTAGCTCACCAGGTTGACGGTCGTGTCGTCGACGTCGCCGCCCCATACGGGCACTTCGTTGCCCGCGATCGAGATGTCCGTTTCGGCGGTGAGCTGCGCTTTGAGCGTGCCCGGGATCGCGTTGGCGATAACGCCGAGCAGGGCCCGCCAGTAGATCTTGCCCGTCGCCGGCGAGATGATGACGCCCCCGATCGGCGCGGTGTTGACGTATGCCTGTAGCGCCTCGGCCACCTTGTCCTTCGCATCGTCCACCGACAGCCCGAGCGACGAGGGGATCCAGATCGTGCACGGCGCGGTGATCGACTCGTTCGTCGCGCTGATGGCGGTTGCATTGAAGCCGTGCGGCGAGACCTCTTCGTCGAAGATCTCCTGTACGCGGTCGACGTCGGGGCTCGGGATCGCTCCGCTAGCGCTGGCGATGTAGACCCCGCCGGTTCCATCGCCGATCGCCGGCGGGATGTAGACGCGGGTCACGCCGATGGGGGTGCCGGTCGTCCGTCGGGCGGTCTTCGCATAGAACGCGTACGCCTTTTTGACGCCGCCGATCGAGCGAGCCGCCACCGAGTCGCGACAGAGCTGCACGAGGTCCGGATCGGACTGCTCGTCCAGGCCGACGAGCGCGATGGTGTTCGTGCAAGTGACGCCGAGGAAGGTGGTGACGAGCCGAGTGATCTTGTTCGTGAGCGCGTTGCTTGCGCCGCCCGCCTCTTCGGCAATGATGTCAAGCTTGAGCGTCCCGAGCGGTGCGAGCGTCCCGGCGGTCGTGTTTCGATACGTCTTGTCGGTGTCTTCATGGGCAAAGACGATATCGCCCGCCTCGAAGGTGAAGAGGCCGCCGCCGGTGTTCGTGAGCGTGATCCCCTCGACCGCGCTCGCGTACGTCGCTTCGATGCGGTCGACGTTGTAGACCTGCTTCGCGAGCAGGGTGAGCCATGCGCCCTTGGCAAAGTCGAGAAAGTGGCTCGCCGCGATGATCGGGATGACGTCGCCGCTCGTCGTGTAGAACTGCGCGAAGAGGGCCGAGAGGGTGCGAGTGAATCCGCCTTCGACCCAATTCGTCGTATTCAGCCCAACCGCGGTGGCGACGTCGACGATCCGCTGCTTCCAACTCGAGAGCGGCGCGGATTGCAGGAGCTCCGACAGCTTGAGCTGAATGGCCATCAGGCGCCCCCCGGAAGCAGCTTGATGGCGAGGTCGAAACCGTCCGCGCCGGCTTTGCCGACGAGCTCGAAGGGACCCTCGGCGGTCTCGCAGCGGATGGTGATGTCGTATTCGACGGCGCCGTTGCTGGCGATCGTGCGGCTTGTCTCCGTCTCGACGGTGAGGATCCGGTCGTCCTTCTTGAGCTCGGAGCGGATCTTGTCGGGCAGCGCGGCCGCGTCGGATTCCGACTCGAGCGCGCCGATCGCCCCTTCGAGGTCGAAGCCGTAGCCCTCGGGCGCGTCCGCCTCGAGGATCCCTTGCCCGTCGGGCGTCTTCAATCGCCAGTAGGCGTCCTGCGCGACGAGCTCGACGCCGGTGACGGTGCGCGTCTCGTCGACGTCGTCGGCCGAGAAAACGTCGGCGCCGTAGTTTGATTGCGTCATGTGACGACACCCGTTCCGGTGACCGGCCCGCCACCCGGCGGCGCCACGAGCAGCGCGGGAAGGACGACGGCGCTTGTCGTGATGTGGGAGACGACGGCCGAGGCGATTGCCGTGCACGTCTTGGTAAGCGCGGCGTTATCGATCGCACCCGTTTCGGCGTCGGCGAGAAGCGCCGCCTTGATCGCGTCGCCGAGCGTCGTTGCGTTGAGGGCCATTACGCGATCCTCGTTTTGGTTGAGGCGCCGGTGATCGTCCCCGCGAACGGTCCCGCGACGACGGCATCGGTCTGCCGAGCGGCGCCGAGTAGCGCGCCAGCGCCGAGTCGAATCGTCGTCTCCGCGTCGAGCTCGAGCAGGGTAGGAACGAACCCCTCGCCGTCGGCGTCCTCGAAGCCAACAATGATCGGGCGCGCCGGGCTTGCGTCGAGGAAGGCGACGACGACGGTTGCCCCGAGGGCATGCGCGGCGCTCGCCCCCGGGATCCCCGGACGCACCGGCACGCGCTGCAAATCCGGCATCCCGGTCGACACGCGGACGGGCTGCAAGTTGAGCCGCTCTCCCTCTTGAGTCACGACGCGGTATTCATAGAGACCGCGGAACCGTCGGCCGGGGTCGAGCTGCTCGAGGATGCGGCGGAAGGCGACAAGGCTGCGCTTCGTGCTGGCAATGCCCGCACCCCAGATAGTCGTTACCAGCCCGGTCCCCGCCCCGAGCTCGTGCATCACGTCGACCGCCTCGATCCCCTCGACGACGACCCCGGGCACGATGGCGGCGATCGTCTCGGCGCTGAGCGTCACCGTCCGGCGCGCGCGGTCGACGCCCGCCACGGTCACGGGGGTCGTGAGGGCGGACGTCGGGCGCTTGCCGATGACCGTCACCCCGTCGAGCTCGCGGACGTACCACCCCGCGGGGACGACCTGCTCGAGCGTGCGGGCCGCCGGACCCTCTTCCCGCACCCACGATGGCCCGAGCCGCGTCGTCGCCGGCGGAAGGGTCGCCGGGTCAATCGTCTCGCCGCAAGCCGAGGCTGCGTCGATGAGCACGGTGGAAGCCTTGACGCCGGCGTCGTTGGCGTAGCTTTTCGCCGGGATCTTCTTTCCCCAACCGCCGGCACCGGCGGCGAGGCGGAAGCTCGCACGCCCGACCGGGCCGGCGCCGCCTGACATGACGGTGCCCGAGAAACCGAGATCGGCCATGGTGAGCGCCACGCGGCCGGACAGCGCCGCCTCCTCGTCGAGGGAAGCTTCCGCCCATGCGATTCCCCACGCGGGCAGGTTCACGCGCATGCGGGTGCCGCGGTGACCGTTCAAGGTCCCGGTGCTCATGGGCGGGCCGCCTCTATCAACAGGCCGTCGATCTGTCTTTTGAGATCGGCATTGGGATCCGGCTTCGCCGTCGTCGATGACGTCGACGTTGACTTGGGCGCCCCGCCCTTTTTCTTCGGCGGGCGGAACTCCAAGAACTTGACGACGACGGTCGCGCCCCCGTTGCCGTCATGCGCCATCCCGCCGATCGACGCCTTGCAAACGCTCTTGATGTCGTTGGCGGCGAGGTCGGGGTGATAGATCGTGAGCGCCTTCGGTTTCCCGCCGGTCGGAAGCGACGAGCGGATGAGCGCCGCGAACGATTCCCAGTCCGCGAACTCGTTGAGATCCTGAGTCGGATCCTTGACGAGGTAGAACGACGCTTGGAACTGCGCGATCTCCTCGCCCTTGTAGGTCGTGCTCGCGCCGGCGCTTCCGTCGGCGGGCTTGATGTCCCACTTCTCGTTCCGGTCGTGACCCGAAAGCGTAACGATGCCCGGCGACTTGCGACCCGCAAGCTCGATCACGTTGTAGAGGTCAGGGGAATCGACGGGATTCGGCATTACGCCGGCACCTCCCCGCCGCCGATGGTGATGCCCTCGCCCTCGAGCCACGCCGTGAACTGGTCGATCAGATCAAGCGCTCGCTCTTTGCCGTTCTCGCCGCTCACGACGATCTGGCCGATCGACACCGAGATCCCGCCGCCGCCGCCGCCGGGGGCCCCGCCCGCACCCGCGGCAGGAGGCGCAACCATCGCCTCGAGCGCCCCTTGCGCGTCCGACGCCCCCCCCTCCACACCGCCCGTGAAACCCTCGGCGGTGTCGCCGCCCATGCCAAACAGGAGCTTGGACGGTGACCCGAGCTGCAGAAGGTTCGTGACCGCGTCGATCCCGCCCTGCACGACGCCGGTGAGCGCATTGATAACCGCCGTGCCCCCGCTCTTGATCCCGTTGATGAGCCCCTCGATCATGCGCGGGCCCACTTCCTGGAACCACGCCACAAGCCCATCGAGAATGCTGATGACGCCGTCCCTGAGCGCTTCGAACGCTTCGATCGGGTGAAGGACGGCGAAGAGCAGCGCGCCGAACGCAGCCACCGCGGCGACGACGAGCGCGATCACCACGGCGATCGCAGCGCCGAAGATCAAAGCGATGACGGCGCCGGCTTCGAGAAACGCCATGCCGACCGCTTTGATCTGCGAGTGGTACGGTTTCAGGGCGATATAGGCCTTGAGCGCAAGGATCTCGGCGTAAAGGAACATGCGCTCGATCTTCGGGATCGCCGCAGTCACGCCGTCGATGAGCGGTTGAAACAGCGCCTCAAAGAGGAACTTCATCGCCTTGCCGCTCGACGTGGACGAATCGAAGAGCGCGCCGAGCGTGGACATACCGCCGAGCAGCCCCTCGATTTTCAAGCCGCCGAACGTGCCGGCCAGGTTCGCGCTGAACCGACGCGACTGCACGTCAAGGGAAAGCATTTGCTTGGCGAAGTCCGGGCCGAACTTCAATTCCGCCGCCGAGACCGCGGCGTCTTCGAGCGCGTCGGTGAGCGCCTTGCCGCGAAGCCCCGTCTTCGCCAGATCGCCCGCCATGCTGCGCAGCTCGTCCGCCGTTTGGGGCACGGTGCCGCCCAGCTTCGCGATCGTGGCGTCAAGGGCTGCGCCACCTTCCACACTGCGGGCAATGCCGGCCGATAGGAGCGACGCGGTGCGGTTCGTGTCGGCGAGGCTCACCCCCCACTTGGCGATCCCCACCGCCGCAACGACTGCCGCTGTCGCGATCGCAATGATGGCAACGGCGATCGCCACGTACGGCCCCGCCGCCCCCATCGCGCCCTTCATCTTGGAAAAACCGGTTGCGACCCCGAGCAGCTTTTGACCGGCCACGCCCGCCGGTCCGCCGAGCTTGCCCATGGCTTCGGCCATTTCGTTGACCTTGCCGGTACCTGAAGCGGCGGCCGCTGCTTTGGCAGCCTTGTCGGCGGCCGCTTTCACGTTGCCGAGACCTGCCTTCAAATCGTCATGCTTTGCCGCGGCGGTGGCGGCTTTGGAACTGAGGAGATCGAGCGCCGACGCTTCGCCCTTGAGCGCGGCCGCGGCGGCATTGGCTTTCACCACCGCTTCCTGCTGGCGCTCGGCGAGCGTCCAGATCTGCTTCTCGACCCGCGCGATGCTCTTGCCGTCGCCGGCGTCGAGCGCCGCTTGAAGCTTGCCGGTGAGCTCTTGCGCCCTCGTGCCGAGCAGCTCGACCATCTTTGCCGCTCGATCGGCCGCGGTCTCGGCGGAGGCGTACGACTTCTCGCCCGCGGCTACCGCGCCGGCCGCGGACAGGGCGGCCGCCGCCGCATCCTCGAGCGCCGCGCTCGTCGCGCTCGTCGCTTCCTCGAAGTCCTTCGCGGTCGCGCCGGCGACGAGCATGCGATCCCCGAGCGTGGCGACCGTCGCGACGGCTGACTCGCCACCGCTGAACTTGGCAGCTAACTCGATGAGGAATTGCGTTCGATCGTCGGCCATTGCGTCTCACTTCTTCGTCAGAGCAGCGCGGACGAGGTTGACGAACTCCGCGAAAACGATTGCTCCTGCAAACGCGTCGGCCGTCCTCATTTCCTCCGGCGCAAGTTCCATGAAACATTCAGCGAGCACATAGGCGCTTTTTTGCGCCGCGCCGACGCGCTCGCTCAGTCTTTTTCCTTGGCTTCCCCCAGTCGAATCGCCTCCCGGATCACGTTGTCGTGAATCGAGGGCCATTCCTTTTTCATTCGTGCATAGGTTTCCTTCTCGGGATAGATGACCGTGCACTCGGCCAGCTCATCCGCGGCGGCGCCGACGCCCTCGGTGTCCACGGCGCCGCTCTGCTTTCGCGCCCTGCGAACCTTCGAGCGGTAGCGCTTGAAGTACTCCTCGCCCGGCGTTTTCACGACAACGACGGTCGGTAGTCCCGCCACGAAAGACGACGTTTCGAGCACCGCGACACGGTCGTCGCCGTGCTCCATCTCGAGCTTGTCGACCTGCTCGAGGTCCTTTTCGTATTGCTCCGCGCGCGCCTTCGCGATCCCCTCTTTTCGCGCCGCGCGCCGTGCTTCGATCTCTTCGATGCTCATGAAACCTTTCCCGAGGGGCCGCGCCGCTAGAGCAGCGTGATCCCGTCGTCCTCTTCGAAGGTGACGATAGAGAGCGGGATCTCGATCTTCTGAGCGTCCGATCCCTCCGCCATGTCCAAGGTGCGGCCGATGACGCGGGCCCCGATGATCTTGAATTTGAAGATGTCCGCTTCGCCCGGCGGGGAGAACATGCATGTGACGTCGAACCCGACGAGCGAGATCTTCTTGTTCTTCGCGGCGAGCGCTCGCATCATCTTTCGCCAGCCCCCGAGGTAGTAGGTGATCGAGGCGTCGCTCTCGAGATCGCCGACGGTGCGCGCCAAGATGCGGCCGCCGCTCGTCCCCTTCTTGACGCCGACGGTGACCTTGTCGCTTAGCTTGAAGGCGGCGATGTCGTTCGTCTGAACCGTCGGCCCGTCGTAGATGAGCTTCGAGAAAGAGACATCGGCCCAGCTCGGCTCGATGCCGTTGATCGTCGGGTATTCTTGCTCAGCCATGGTCCCTCACCTCGGCCGGTCAACCGGCGGTCTGCACGCGAACTCGCGTGTTGATCTTCTCGATCGTTCCCTTAAGACGAAGGTCGACGGTCCCCGTCAGTTCCGCGTCGACGACGTTGAGAATGTCATCGCGGCTCGCCTTCCATTTCACGTCGCTCGCGCGCTTGCCCTCGGCCCGGTTCTGCAAAAGGGCGATCTTGAGGGCGGAATTGACGCGCCCTTCGATGACGGTGAGGCTTTCTTCGGTGGCGGTTCCGTCGTCTTTGAGCTCGAGATCCATGCCGATCGCGTTCTCGGTTTCGGCTTGCGCGACGTTGCACGCGATGTTGGCCACGTGCATGTTATGCGTGCGCGACAGAAGTGAACCGTCATCGGCTCGGGTGAGCGACATGGCGAGGAAGGTGCCGGTCGGACCATTCGAATAGGTCCGGAAACAGGTGAAGCGCCCGAGCAAGAGGCCGCCGTCCGTGAGCTCGTCATGCTCGACCTTTTCGCCGTTCTTCTCGAGCGACCATCCCGACAGGACGCCGACGTCCTTGCGCCACGTAGCGATCTGGACGTCATGCTGATACTCCCGGATCGACGCTGCCCATGCGGCGGGGCGGCGGAGAAACCAGTGGGTGATGGGGGATTCCTTGAAAGCGCGGCCGGCACCGATGTCGATCCGTGGCTCCCCGTCGATGTCTTCGAACTCTTCTTCGATCGCCGCAACCCAGTCGGCGTCCGTCTCGCCGGCGGTGACCGTAATGGCGTGCGACCCGATCACCTCGGCGACGAGGTCTTGCGTGTCGAGCGTCAACACCGTTGCCGTTACGGCGGTGACGAGCTTGTCGGCGAAGTTATTGGAAACCGTGCCTGCGACCGTGACCAGGTCGCCGGCCGCCATGCCGTCGGCGAGCCACGAACCGCCCGAGCGGGTGATGGTGTCACCGGTACCACCGACCTCGGCGAACGTGAGCGCGTGCGAGCCGACGATCACGACGCCCGAAACCGGTCCCTCAGCGACGAGATCTTGGGTGTCGAGCGTGAGGACGAGCGCCGAAACGGCCGTGATTGTCGCGTTGGCGAAGTTGTTCAACGCCGAAAGCGTCACCGTGACCGCCATGCCCACCGCGAAACCGTCGGCGACGAACGAGCCCGCGGAGCGGGTGATCGTGTCCCCCGTGCCACCGACCTCGGCAAAGGTGACCGTCGGCGAGCCGGTCACGCGAACCGAGACGCGCGACATCGCGGCCCCCACCTTGCGATCGCGCGCCGAAATGCGGGCGAGTGAGCATCGGTCACTCGCGGTGGCGTACGCGTTGATCTGCGTCACCACCGAGCTCGCCAGCGCCGCCGTTGCGATGTCGCCAATGACGTGCCAGTTGCGCGATTGCTTCTGCTGCGCACCGAGCGCGGTGCGCGCGGCCGCGAGCCCGTCGGCGTCCAAGAGCGGCGCCGTCGTCTTGAACGTCAAGACGGTGTCACCTGTGACGAGCGTGCCGGCGGCGGCGGTCAGCGTCAGGCCGAGGTACGGAATCACGTAGCTCGTCCCGGTACCCAGCCGAACCGTCTTCGGCTCCGAGAAACTACCGTCGAGCGAGAGGCCGAGAAGGATCTGATCGGTGCCGACGGTCCCGCCTCTCAAGACGGTGACGACGCCCTCGACCTCTTCGAGCACGCCATTCGCGCCGGCGGCGACGCTCACGACGGAAGTGCCTGTGTTGCCCGTCGCGTCGATGCGGCCGATGGTGCCGGCGGCCGCGATGGGGATACCGACGAAGATAACGGGCTTGTTCGTCTCTTCGAAGTGCTCGGCGCAATAGTCGACACCGGGCGCGTAGAGATGCTGCTCGAGCAGGGCGGCGGTCGACGAGAAAACGCGCGGCATGGCGTCGGCGCTTTGCGCGACGCATGCGATCACGGTCAGGATCTCGGTGCCGCTCGCGCCCGCGCCGGCTTGCTGGTCAAGTTGAACTCTTGCTCTCGGAAGATCCGGCATGGTCGTCTCCTCAACACGCTGTCTCGGCGTCGACGGGCGGAGTGCCCGCGGGGCCGAGTTCGTCACTCACCTTCGTCGTGCTCGTCATCGTCACGCCGGCGGCTAGCGGGCGCTTCTCGCCGGCCCATGTGCGGCGTTCGATGCCGCGGTCGATGTCGAGCTCGAGCTCGTACACCGCCCCGCCCGGGGTCTCCGAGCCCTTTGCGTCGTCGGGCTCGATGAATCCGCCGGCGCCCATGGTCAGCACGTTGCGGCGGCCGCGCACGATGTGGTCGAGCTCGGCCACGACGTGCGTTAGAACCTGCAATGCAAGCTCGGAGTGGTCGTGCCACGCGGCGTTGCTCACGCTGCTCCGCGCATAGATGCGAATGACCGCCCCTTGCTGCATGCGGTGCGTCGAGCGGGGGTTGGGATGCGTCCCCCTCGCCATCTCGAACGAATCGGCGCCCTTCCCGCGGTGCTCGAAGACGATCCGATCCTGGCCGACGTAGAGGTCTTCGGCGTTTTCCGGCCCGAAGACAACCGGGTACGGAACCTTCTGCGCTTTCAACGCAGCCCCGAGCTCGAGCGCGATCGCGTAAAGCATCACGCGCCCCCTTTGAGCTCGGAGCGGATGACGCGATTCGTCGCGGCACGGATCGCCTCGACGTAAGAGACGGGGAGCCTTCCGCGCGGGAAGATGGGCCGCTTGCCGATCTGATACTTCGCGTACGAGGGGCCGAGCCGCGCGCGGAGCCGGGTGCCCGAGGCGACGTACGCGATGCCGCCGGCGAGCGCGCCCGACTCTCGGAGGTCGACCTTTTGACCGTCCGCGCCCGGCGCCCAAGTATCGCCGTAGGCGTTCTCGCCGGCGCTGAATGTCGCGCGCGCGAGGTCGGTGATCGTCGACGCGCAAGCCGTGGCCACCTTCGCGCCGACCGTGCGGGGCAGCTCGCGGATCGAGCGCTCGAGCGCGCGAAGCTTGCCGATGTCGCCTTTGAGGCCGGCGCTCATGGCAGCGTGCCTCCTACGCCCCAACCGCGGGGGTTCGCAACGACGCTTTCCGAATGGGAGAGATTCGTGCTCGTTGTCGCGTTGCCGTCGCGAAGAACCTCCCCCTTCTCCCAGCGCTCGACTTGCGCTTTCGCGCCGAGCTCCATCTCCTTCATGCTCTCGCTCGACTGGCCGCGGATGAGCAGAAGCTTTTTTGCCGACAGCTCCGCAACGATCGCAACGACCTCGATCGGCACCGGCTTACCGACGCCAAGGGGGACGAGGTGGGCCGTCAAGCAACCGTCCACGAAACGCGAATAGCGCTCGATCACCTTGTCGAATGGCAACGGCGTCGCGACCATCACCGCCGTGCCGCTCGCCGTGAGATCGATCGCGCCGCCGCCCGCGGTGGCGGCCACCTTGAAGGTCGCGTCGCTTACTCGGATCGCGTAGTAGGTCGTGCCGGCGACGAGGGGGGCGGGCAGCGAGCCGCCACCTTCCGTGCGAAACACGAGCTCGACATCGGTATCGAAGCCATGCCCGTCGAGCTCGAACGTGTCCGTTGAAGCGCTCGCGGCCGCGCAACGTCTGCCCGGGTTGGCGAGCAGCCCGCGGGGCAGTCCGTGATCATAGAGATCCGCGCGCGTGGCGTAGAGATTCGGCATGGCCCTTCTACGCCCAAAGCCCCGGCCCCAAAGGGGGTGCGGGGCCGGAAGCGGTTACGCGCTAGCGACTAGGCGGCGGTGCCGGCCCAGCGCTGGACGCACTGCGGAAGCGCGAGCTCGCCATTGCCGCGAAGGATGTAGGCAATGCCGATCTTCAACGTCGTCTTGTACAGCGCGTCCGTCTTGTCTTGCCGGATCTCTTCGGGCGAGCCTTCATCCTGCACGACCCAAGGTTTCATCCCCGGCTTGTTCAGCGCGAGCGGATACCACTTGTCATCGTCGGTCAGCTCGTCGCACGGAATCGGAACAACGATCCCCTTGTAGATGTTATTGACCGAGCCGAATGCGGTACCGACGGCCTGAATGATGAGATCCTTTTCGAGGATCTCGCGCCAAAGTTCGGTCTTCGACGTCGCGTGCAAAACGTGCGTCATCTTCAGACCGAGCGACTTGCCGTTCGGCGCCTTCATTGCGCTGAACCCCGCCATCGCCAAGGCGAGGTTATTGACGGTGGGATCGGTGCCGGCACCGGTGACGTCGTTGTCGAAGGTGCCCGCGCCGGAGTCGAAGACGTTGATCGGGTGGTCGGCGGCGAAGAAGGTCTTTCCCGTCCAGCAAGTCGGGTTCGCTTCGATGCGACCGGCGATGATCTCATTGAGCAGCGACTTTGCGGCCGTCGCCATCGCCGCGGGCTCCGCTCCCCAGCCGATGAAGTCCGGCGCCTCGACGATGCTCGCGAGCTCGGCGACGCCGTCTTGCCAGGTCTTCGGCTTGAGCTCGAGGCTCTTCTCGAAGAGCGATCGGTACTTCAGATCGCCAAGGAATTCCTTGTAGCCGGCCGCGCTGACCGGAATCGGCCAGGTCGTTTTGAGCGCGCGGGACGCCTTGTAAAGCCCGAACGTCTTTGCCCATTCGTTGACGGGGTCTTGCGTGAGAGCGCCCGCGAAGTCCTGTGCAAACTCTTCGAGCGCGCGTTGCGCGTCCTGAGATACGAGATTGAACTCTGAGCCCATTTGCGATTCTCCCTTGGTTCTCTCGTGTCAGTTGGATCAGGACGTCTGGATCTTGCGGGTGTACCGAAGCCGCGCGGAATGCATCAGCAAGTCGTCGGTGCCAAGCGTTCCCGCCGTCGGCGTGACGGTGAACGTCATCGTGTGAGCGAGGGCGGGAACGTCCGCCGCAAGGAGGGTGACGGCGAGCACGTCCGTCGTCTTCGCCGTGGCGTTGCCGACGAGCGCGTTCGACACTCCGCCAGCGTTCGCGTCCGCGTCGTGCAGGTTGCCCTCCGCCACGATAAACGCGGCGACGGTGAGGGTCGTCGCGTCGCCGACCGTTGCCCCACTCTTCGAGCAAAGAAACTCGAGATGCATGTCCGCGGTGTCGTCGAGGTCCGCCGGAAGCGAGATTTGACAGAGTGCAGTACCCGGCGTCGCGTCGTTGTTCCACCGAAGGTTGAGCGCTTCCGAATCCCCGAGATTGAAGCCGAACGTCGGCGTGCCCGCGCTCACGAACTTCGCGATGGGGTCGCCGTCGGCGTCGAGGAACGTCGAGAGTGGAATGGGCACGTAAGCGTTCGCCGTCGCGGCGTCGGCCTGCAACGCGTCGATCTCGGTTTGCGCGGTGTCGAGCTGGCTCGCCTCGCTCGCAGCGATCACCAGCATCGCGGCGACGTGCGGACCCATCCAAATGTACGGGCGAGCGTCGCGGACCTCGGTGATTAGCCCCGCAATCGCGCGGGTGTCGGTGTTGCTCGTGAGCGCCACTGTCTGATCGTCGACGCCGAAGGCGACCTTGCCGACGTCGTCGGCAACGATGTCGTCGCCGCCCCCGGTCGCCGAGATCCACTGAAAGACGCCGAACTCGACTTCGACATCGACCGCGGCCGCGGCGCCACCGAGCACGGAGCCCGTGCGGTTGTCGTAGGTGGCGGATGACTTGCCGACGATCTTGAGGCAACCGTTGGCGATTGTGTCGACCGGCATCGCTCGGCCGGCGGAATCGAGCCCGACTTGACCGCCTTTGAAGATGCGGACGTTTGCCTTGATCGGGTACGTGCCGCGCGAGGGAACGACGCCTGCGAAATTCGTGTTGCGTTCGATTGCGAGTGCGGTCATGGCTCAGGCTCCCTGCACGTTGCTGGTGTTGCTGCGCGCACGAATGGCCGCGCGGGTTGCGGCGTACTTCGCCGGGTCGATCTTGCGTTCGGCGCACATCGCGATCTCGCGCTCGGAAAGCTCGTGCTTGTCGTCGGTCTTCGCCGGGGGGCGGATCTGCTCCTCGCGGCGCGCGCCCTTCGGCGGGGTCAGCGCGGCGACGCGCGCGCGGAGCTCAGCGATCGGCTCGTTCGCCAACCGCGCGACCGGCGTCTTACCGTCGGGAATGCCGTCCTTGTCCCCCGCCCACGCCGTCGCCGGCGTCTCGGCCTTGAGCTTGACGAGCTCGGCGACGAGGCGGCGTCGCTCCGAGCTCTCGAACGTCGTCCGCTCGGTCGCGAGCCTCGTGCGCTCGGCCTCGAGCTCGAGGTGCGACTTGCGCCACGCCTCGACCTCGGTCATCGCCTCGCCGATTTCCTTTCGGCCGGTGAGGCGAACGAGCACACGCGACGCCGCGCAAAGGCGGATCGCCGCCGCCATCGGCACGGGTTGCTCCTCGAGCGGGGGTTCCTTCGCGATCTCTTCGGGCTTCGGCTCTTCGCTCGTCCCGTTCGCGGCGTCCGTGACCTTCTTCATCATCGCGCCGATCGTCGCAAGAACGTCTTCGACATTCGCGTCGGCCCCGAGGCCGAGGGCTTCCGCAATCGCTGCCAGTTGTTCCGGTGTCATGAGGTCCTCTTCGCCGTTGAGGGATGCCGCGACGAGCGGCGCGGGGTTGTGGGTTGCTGGCAACGCGGTGATCGCGATGTTGAGCACGTCGGTGATGCGCCGCGATTTCACGTCGTAGGTAAAAACGGGCGAAATGTAGCGTTGCCTCTTCTCGCGAAGACGCGCCTCGCCGTCGGGCGTCCACGAAACGTTCGTCGCCCAAAGCTCGCCATTGCGAAGTTCGAGGCGGCACCATCCGCGCGCATCGGGGTCGAAGTTCCGCCCTTCCTCGTCGAGCGACAGATGCTCGAGGTCGATCATCATGTCGGCGCCATGGCGTTCGAAACTCGCCATCACATCGCGCGCCGCCTGCTCGTCGAAGAGCCCGTTGCCCTTCGTCGTTGTGTTCATGCCGGCGGCGAAGATCCGGAACTCCTTGGGCGGCTCGTCGCCCGAGGGAAGGACGCTGAGCGCGAGCATCAAACCAGCATGCTGGCGAGCTCCTTTGCGTGCACGGATCCTCATTCGCTGTTATCAACACATGGATCAGCGAAGAGCGATAAAGCAAACGGTTTTCAGCTTTCCAGTGGAAACCAATGCCCCCAACCGTCGGAGATGAGCCATGGGCGCACCGTCCAAACGAGCCAAGAAAATACGGGTCGCGAGTGACTTTGACCTCATCCGTCTCGCGGCCGAAACGCGCCCTCCGAAGGTTTCCACTGGTTTGTATGCGTGGGACCTCGATTCGATCCGCGGGGCGCGTGAAGAACAGATGCGCGGCCGGTTCGAGCTACCCGCACGGCTCGCCGAGGCGACGCGTACCGACTACGCGATCTTCTCCGCGTTCCTCAACCGGCTCGCGCCGCAACGCGGCCTTCCGATCGCGCTGAAAGCGCCGAGCGACAGCGCTAGAGCGAAGCGAGTCTTATTGGAGGGCGAGGCGCTCTTCGGCAAGCAAGGCGTCGGCATTCACCCCGACACGCTCACCGACATCGACGGGACGCTCGCGAATCACGGCGTTGCGTTCGGAGTCAACGTCGTTACGCCCCGCGAGGATGGATCGCGCGTGGACTTCGAGGTGAAGACCTGGCCGATCGATTTCGTGCGCTGGGACCCAACGCGGGGCGCCTTCCGAACGCGCGTTGAAGGAACCGACGAGCAAACGATCTCGCATGGCGACGGTCGATGGATCGTCTTCAAGATGCACGAGCACGAGCCTTGGAAGCACGGCGCGATTCTCTCGGCGGGGATGCTATGGGCCGATCATGCCCTCGGCCTCCGAGATCGTTCGCACGCCGGCACGATCCGCGGCAATGGCAAGTATGTCGGCACGCTGCCCGAGGGCATTGCCCTGCAAGACGCCGATGGCAGCCTGACCCCCGAGGCGGCGGCGTTCGTTCAGCTCATGCGCGACCTCGCCAGCGTCGAGTCTCCCGTCGGACTCAAACCGTTCGGCGCGGTGCTCGATCTCATGGTCGACAATTCGCAAGGCTGGCAGATCTTCAAGGAGATCATCGACGGCGGCGACAAGGCGGCCGACAAGATCTACCTCGGGCGCGACGTCACGGTGGCGAGCGCCGGCGGCGACGGCGTCAAGTACCTCTTCGGCGTACGCGATGACCTCGTCGAGGGGACGTGCAGCGCCATCTCGCGCGGGCTCCTCACCGGCACGATCGAGCCGTGGGCCGCGCTCAACTACGGCGACTCGAGCCTCGCGCCCACGCGCGAATACCTTTTGCCCGACGCCGATCAGGACGCGCGGCGCAAGTCGCTCTCGGAACGAACAACAGCATTTTATGCGGCGATCGAAGCGGCAAGGAAAGCGACCATCTTCGAGGTCGATCAAATCTACGTGGACACGCTCGCAAAGGACTACGACGTGACGGCGCCGAAGCTCAAAGCTTTGACCCCCCCGGCCAGCGGGGTAGCGCCGCCGCTAAGCCCGACAGCCCCGGCCGCGCCGCTCCCCGTAGCACCGCCGAGGCTTGCTTCAGTCCCTTGAAGCCGGGGCGGTAATCCGGCTTCGCCTCGTCGCCGAGCCGCGCGAGGTACCACACGAGCATGACCATCGCGTCGAGGCGGTTCGGACTCTTGCCGCCGAGCCGCGGGTTCCATTCCGTGATTTCCTGCTCGAGCTCGGGGAGGTGTCCGACGATATGAAGGAACCCCTTTTCGGCGAGGGTGCTCACGGGCTCGGCGCGGATCGCCTTTCCCTTCGTCGCGAGGACCTCGATGATCTTGAGCGCCTGAGACGCCGTCTCGCCGCGCTTTCTTCGCGCCGCCGCGCGCACGTTCGCCGCGACGAGATCGCCGCCGCGGTTGCGCTCGACGACGACGGTGTCCGCGTCGTTCTGATCGCACGTCTTGATCGTGTCGTCGCCCCACTTGTCAGGCTTCGATCGCGAGCTCGCGTCGCCGGTGATGTAGATGTGACCGTCGGCACCGCGCCCTCCCGCGATGATCGCCGTCGGGTCGTTGTCGGGATTCGTCGCGATCCCGGGGTCGACGGCGGCGGCGGTCTCTTCGAACTCGGGCGCAAACTCGACGCGGTGGAAGTCGAGGACCGAGGCTTGAAAGAGGGCGTCGGGGTTGTCGGACAGGATCTCCCCGTCGAGCTCCTGACTACCGAGGCGCGTCCCGCCGTAGAGTCGATCCATGCGCGCAAGGTAAGAGCCGTCGAGGTTCGCCGCGTTCTCTTGCTGCCTCATCAGGATCGTGACCGTCTCTTCGTCGGCGATGATCTCGCGGAACAGCTGCAGGGGGAGCGGCGTCCCCGTCATGATGATCTCGAGCGGCAACCGGCCGCGCAATCGCGTCGCGAGTTCGATGTTGTGCCAAATGGTTCCGAGGTAGCGCCACTTCGCCGGCTCGTCGCACCAAACCGTATCCAGGTTCGGGCCGCGAAACTCGGGTTTCTCGGCGCTGTTGACGTACGCGACCGCGCCCTCGCACTCCTCGGCGCTCGAGCAGCCGTTGCAATCCGGGCGGTGAAAGTAGATGAGGAACTTGTGCGCCTTGTAGAACGGGCGCTTGTTCGGCGGAAAGACGGTGAGGATCCCATCGGCCGCGCCGTCGCCGTTGATCTGATACCGCTCGATGTCCGTCAACGTCGGTCCGACGATCGCGATGCTCCGCGCGCCCGCTTCGATCCGCCGGCGTAGACGGTTGGCGCCCGAGATGGTTTTCCCGCCGCCGCGGCCCCCGAGCAAAAAGAGAATCCGGTGAGGCGTTCCCGATAGGTGGGGATCCTGCTTCGGCCTGGCCCACGCCGACCAGTTGTAGCGAAGCCGGGCGAGGTCGAGTCCGCTGAACTCGGCAAGGACCTCGTCGCGCGCTTCCTTCGGTAGACGGGCGAGGCGATCGAAAAGGCTCGGCCCCTCTAGCGAGGCGGACAGCTCGCGCGCGTCGACGATCGCGCGCTGGTAGCGCTTGTCGAAGTCGGGGTCGTGCTGCGACGCGATCAATGGGTCGCATCCTTTCCGTGGTACGGGTTGGCGCCGCACGCCGCGCACTTGAAGATCTGCTCTTGCCGCTCGACGATCATCTCGAGGCGCTCGCACACCGCCCGCGCCGCCTCGATGTTTCCCGGGTCGCTCGCCGGATCGACCTTGCCCCTCGGCGTGAGCTCGGCGATTCGCGTCGCAAGGCGCTCGGCGATCACCATCGCCTTGTCGTAATCGCCCATGTTCGACGTCCCGTTCTTCGTCGCCTCGCGGTGGTAGCGCACGAACGCGTGCGCCTCGGCGAGCTGCTGGTGAAGGTCGGCGAGCATGCTCGGGATGTCGGTCGACGCTTGGGGGATCTCCATTTCCGCGAGCCGCTTTTGCTTCTCGAGCATCTTCGCGGCCGCGGCATCGGGCGGTGCGCGCCTCCGTCCCTTGCGCGCGCCCTGCCCGCCGTTCGGCTCAAGCCCCGCGTCCCTGAGCCAGTCGAGGATCGTCGGGTGACTGACCGCCAAAGCCTCGGCGAGCTCGCGCGCGCTGGCTCCTTCAGCGTGCAGCTCGAGCATCCGTTTGATTCGTTGCGGCGTCTTGCGTGACGGTTGCGGCATGCGGCGATCTACGTCGTGCGGTTCAGCCGGTAACCTTGGCTACCTGACCGATATTTGTGTCCGAGGCGGCTACGTCCAAATCCAGTGTAGGTGGACAGGGGGGGCTTCGAAGTTTTCGGCCATCCGGACCCCGCGGCTCGTAGTGCCGGCGCTTGTCTTCAGGGGAAAGCCCCGCGTAGTAGGCCGGCCAACAGCGCCCGCAAATCCCTGTCACGTTGCGCTTGGGTCTAGGCTGCCCGCAGAGAGCGCACTTCTTCGCGGTCGCAAACGAGTAGCACCGGTGGCAAAGGCCCGTGACTCCGCCCTTCCCCCGAGCGGCGCCGCACCGATTGCACGGAGGGCGTGTGGACGGCTCGGGTCGATAAGCGGCCCGGCGCTCCCGCTCAGCTGCTCGGGCGGCGAGAAGCGTTACCTTCTTGCACGCAAGGCACTGCCGTTGGTGCGGCCGCCAGCCGGGGATCTTCTTACCGCACGCGCATCGCCTGCACGCCAAGCAGGTATGCGCCCCATTGGCCAATCCCTCTGCGGCAAACGCCTTGCCGCAACCCGCGCACGATCGGATCACCTTGGTGACGCTGGCGAGCTCGATGCGTTGACGAGCCAGCAATGACTCTGCTACCGCCAGGCTCGTCACCGTGCGCACGACGCGGCCGCTCGGGTCGACGGTCTTCACCGGTCGCGGGTTGCCCTCTCGTAACGCCGGCGCCGCAACGCCGGCAGCAATGAGGCGCTCGACCTTGTTCACGGAACCGACTCCGCCGCGGTGGAAGGAGCGACACTGTCGGGATGGTTGCTCTGATCCCCGGATGTAGGCGCGGCGCTCGGACGAGGGCTTGCCTCCTCGGTCTTCTCAGCGGGCGTCGGGCGCTCGCGCTTGGCAGGGAACCGGAGTATCCCCGCGGCCTCGCTCACAATGGCGGCTGCGACCGCGAGGGCGTGCACCACGGGGATATCGTGGTCCTTCTGGCGCATGAGCTCAGGGTCGCCCTCGACGGGCCACTCGATATGCAGGCGGACCTTGCCCTCGTGCTTCGCGACGCTGAGCCTCGTGTTGTTCATGGTGTCCCCTTGTGTGACGTTGCTGGGTACGGCGCGCGTTCGATTCGGCTTGACAGCTCAGCGGCCCGAGAACTGGAATAGGTCCCAGCTAGCCACATGCGAGCACCGATGCAGGCAACGCCCGCCGCGTCTCGCGCGTGCGACGAGGACCGCGCCGGCATCTCGCGCACATGCCGTCGAAGCTCTGCCTCGACCTTGTGATCGACGTCGTCACCCCGCCTCGAGTGACCGACGAACGCGATCCGCCACTCGTTCACGCCGACGGCAACGACATTGAATCCGCGCGCTCGAGCGTACCCATGCACGTCACCGCCGACCCACGCGGTGCGCATCACCTGAATGTTTGCCATCGGGTTGTGCAGCGCGCGCGGTTGCTCGATCGCGATGAGCATGTCGGGCTCGGCATCGTAGGTGTCGATCAGCATGCCGACATCTTCGGAGGTTCCGGCTTGGATCCAGATCGGCGCGCTCTTGACGGTGAAGTCGAGCAGCGCAAACCCGCTCTTCGTCGGCCCCGGGTCGATGCCGAGCACGCGTCTCACGCAGACCTCGACGGTTCGACGTTCACGCGTCCCCCGTTTCGGAGACGTTGAAAAGGGTCCCCTCGACGATCTGCACGGTTGCGCCGGGCAGGAGGATGCCGTCCGTTTCGGGAGGGGCAGCGTTGTGGAACGTCACCGAGTGGTTGCCGATAGCCTTGCCGTTGAAGGCGATACGCTGGACGAGCTCGTACGAGATCTCGTTCCCTTCGACCTCAACCACGGCGCCGTTGATGATGATTTTCATGCGTGCCCTGCCCTCTCGGCGATCGGCACCCATTGACCGCGCCGCTCGCCCTCGGACTCGTGCATGGCGCAGAGATGCACCTCGCCCCCGCCGACGAGCTCGCGCGCTAGCGGCCCGACCCGCTCACACTCGGGCCAGTCGCAAGAGTACGCGCCGAAGCAAAGCGGCTCGACGATCCAGCGAAAGCGGCAGTGCGCGCACTGGTGTCGGCGGTGCGGCCGCGTTGCCCACTCGCCCTCGTCGTAGTGCCGGCGGTCGCACGCTGGGCAATGCAGGATCGCCGCGATGGGCTGCTCGGGCGGGAACATCATGATTTCCTCGGCGCCCAATCCCCGCTCCAAAACAGCTCGCGAAGGTCGTTGAGAAGCACCTCGGCGTCGACGTCGGCGGCGTGTCCGATCAACCGAACGACGAGATCCTCATGCTCGGCAACGAACTCGGCGGCGTGCTTCTCGCCGTACTCTTCGCGCTCGAGCCGGCGTGCGCGGTCCGCGGGTGGCTCGTGCTCGGGCACCGTGGGTGCGCGTTGTGGCGGAATGCAGTTCATGGCCCAACCATTCCGCTCGAGCGCGGTCGGCGGTGCAGCGCGGCGAACTTGCACGTCGCGAAGTGCGCTTTGTATCGCTGCTTACCGGCAACGTCACCGCGTGTGACGAGGGCGATGAGCTCGCCGCCCTCCACGAACAGCTGGATATTGCCGTCGGGCACCGGCTCTTCGTCGATGAGGATCGCCTTGCCCGTAGCGGTCTTCGCCCAGAACACCCGGGCCTCGCAGGTGCGGCACGCGTTCATTCGGCACCGCCGTGCGCGCGCCTGCTGTTGCTGCCCTTGCTCTTCGCTTTCTTCGCGCGCGGCGAGGCGACGGCGTCGCGCGGGATGTCGGCGTCATCGATGATGCCGTCGTCGCCACCGAGCGGAAGATTGCCTTGCGAGCGCTTCCGGGCCGCCTCTTTTTCGGGCTCCGTCATGGGGCGAGGTTTCCCGACGGGGCGATGATTGTCCGCGCGTTCGACCTGCACCATAAAGCGCCCGTCGTCGTGCACCTCGACGACCTCGAAGGAAACCTCGACCTTGCCGTCGGTCCACTGTTTCGAGAGCACGCTCGCGCGCTCTTCCAGCCGGTGGATCTTCACCCGATAAGCTGAGCTCACCGTGCGTTTCTCGTCCTTCACCGCGACGATCTGCTGCTCGACGTCCGCGAGCTCGTCGCCGACCTTGATGCGGTCCGCTTCCGACATCGGTCGCTCTTCGGTCTCATAGAGTGTCCTGGCTTTGACTTCATTCGTTTTGCTCATTGGGCATTTGCTCCTTTCGACTCGTTTTCACTCCAATGCGGCAGATGCGGTTGTGACGTTCCGTTGGTGTCCTCGGCCCGCGGGTTCTCGAAACGGCTTTGACCTCGGTTGAACCGAAGCTTGATCTTCCCCGTCGGTCCGCCTCGCTGCTTGGCGACAATGACCTCGGCCTCGTCGGAAAGCGCGAGCTTCGCGTCGTAGTAGCTCTCTCGATACAGAAACACGACGTTATCGGCATGAAACTCGATCGCGCCCGACTCGCGCAGATCCGAGAGCATCGGCCGCTTGTCTTGCCGCGTGGCGATCGAGCGGTTGAGGGACGACATGGCGATCACGTGCACGCGCAGCGACTTCGCAATCACCTTGAGCTCGCGCGTCGCGTTGCTGAGCGCTTCCTCGCGCGACTGCCCTTTTCGCTGCATCGTGTTGAGCAGCTGTAGGTAATCGACGATCACGACGGCGACGCGGCGCACGGGGCGACCGGCTTCGTCGTACCGATTGAACTCATGTTGCCGGCGGCGCACGCGCGCCCGGATCTTCGTCGTCGTGATGTCGGCGTCGTCGGTGACCCAAACGGGATACCGGTGCAGATCGCCGACGGCGGCAATGATCCCGTTCCAAGCTCGGTCGTCGAGCTCGCAACGAAACGCCATCGAGTTGATCTGAGCTTCGGAGGCGATCGAGCGCTCACCGACCTCGTCCTCGGGCATCTCCGGTGTAAAGACTTGCGCGCCGAATTGCCCGCCGGAAAACTTGGCGACGTTGATCGCTATCGTCTGTCCGAGAACGCTCTTGCCCATGCCCGGCGCGGCCGCGACGATGGTGAGCTTGCCGTCACGTAGCCCGCCGAGGATCTCGTCCAGCGGTTCGAGGTGCGTACGCGTCCCGAGGATCCGATCGCCCCGTTCGTACGCTTCGACGATGCGGTCATAGGCGCTCGAGGCGCACTCGCCGATCGTCTTCTCGTCGTTCACCTCGTCGACGTGCGCGGCCCGGTAGATCGACTGCTCGGCGTCGGCGAGAAAAGTCGACGCGTCGCCGATGTCCCCATAGCCCTCGGCGGCAATGCGCTGGCAAGCGGCCATGACTTGCCGCACCCGCCATTTCGTTTGAACGCGCTGGGCATAGCTCACGATGTTCGATACTGAAGGGACGGCGTCGACGAGCTCGGCGAGGTAGGCTGAGCCGCCGACCTGAGCGAGCCGCTCACGATCGCGAAGCTCGCCGGCGACGCTGACCACGTCGACGCGAATCCCCTTGCGATGCAGCTCGAGCGCGGCGTCGAAGATGCGTCGGTTCGCTTCGGAGTAGAACGTTTCGGGGCGCAAAAACTCGAGCACCTTGTCGAGCGCGTCGGGCTCGAGCATGATCGCCGACAGCACCGCGGCCTCGGCGTCGAGGTCGTGCGGCGGAATGCGGCCAGCGACCGGCGCGAGCTCGCTCATCGCGGGTTCCGCTCCGAGGTCAACCCGCGGTACTTCGCGAGGCTGAAGTCTTCGACCTGTGCCGGCTCAACGGTGGGCGGCGCTTCCTTCGGACGCTTGGCGTTGCGCATGAAACTGACGAGCTTGCCTTGCTTGGCTTCGAGCGTGAGACCGTCGGGGCATTTCGCCGCGCACTCGTCGATCGCGTTGAGCACCCACGCGAGCGGCTTGAACCCCGTTTGGGTCTCGGCGATGCGCAGCGCGGGGAGGTCGGCAAAGATGGGCCAGCGACGGATCCGGTCGTGCATGGCAACGACCTCGGGGTCCGAATGAACCGCCGGCGGCGGTGTGTCCGGGGCCGGCACTGCACGGCTAGGCACAGCACGGCTAAGCACAGAGTGACCGGACGTGACATCGTGTGACGGCTCGTGACCATTCGTCACGACAACGGACGACGATGTCACGTTTTGGGACAGCGGCGTCACAGTTAGTGACTTTGCCTTCGCGAGGTCCCGCGCCCGCTCTCGCTCGGCCCGTTTGCGCGCCTTGTCGCTTTGAGGAGCCTCCTGAGCCTCGATGAAGTTGGGGATAACGAGCAGCCGAAGGTCCTCGCGGTACACGACCATGCCGTCCTCGAGCAGCTTCGCGAGCGGTCCCTCGATCTCTTCCCACGGCGCTCGAACGGCGACGGCGACGGCGCGAAGACCGAGCTTCCCGAGCTCGAGAATGCCGGCGCGATCGACCTCGCGAAGGATGAGCCCCATCAGCCCACGAGCCTGCCAGGCGAGCACGCACCATTCCGGCGTGTTGCGCGTGTAGAAACGGACGTAGCGTTCGTCTTGCCATCTCATGACGCCCCCCGCCTGCACGTGCAGCGTTTCGTCGGGCAGCGGCCCATCACGACGCCGTCGCGCAGCACGATACCGTCGCCGCCGTAGACACCGCCGCACCGGCCGCACGCGATGACGCAGTGGCTCAGGTCGAGTCGCTGCGCGCCGTTGAGAGGGTGCTCGTTCTCCGCCCTTCCAACGCGCTCGAGCACGATCCGTTCGAGAGCTCGAGCGGCCTCGTCTTCGCACCATGAGAGGAGCGGCTTCGTGGGAGTCGGCTTGTCTCTCATGACCGACCGCACGTCTTTCGGTTATGGCCAAACACGCCGCAGACGCCGCACCTTCGCGTGCCCTTGTGCGGACGCTTGAGAGCGCGCTCCCGATCGGCCTTCAGCTTCGCCTCGTACCGCACGGGGTCGGCCTTTATTTTGGCGTGGTAACGCCTATATTTGGCGTGCTGCTTCGCGAGCCTGACCGGGTCGGCCTTCACCTTCTCGGCCTTGTGCCGAGCCCACTCGCGCTCACGGTCGGGGTGCTTCTTCGCATACGCCGTCCGGTACGCGAGGAGCCTCGCCCAGTTTTCGCGCGTCCATTTCGCTAGCGCCTTCGCGCACCGATCGGGGTTCTTGGCTTCGTGCTGTGCCCAACGATGGCGACATTCGTATTTCGCGAGCTCGGCGTGGTTTGCCCGCTCCCACTCCCGTTGCTCACGGTCGATGTCCCAGCGGGTGCCCTTGCGCATGCCGTCGAGGCGCGGACGGTCGCCGTCAAACGTTACGAAAGACGCCAGGGCGCCGACGGGACGAGAGCAGATCTCGTCGGCCATCGCTTCGAGGATGTCGGCTTTCATGGGTTGCCCTCGGGGCTCTGGCAGATGCGGCTCGCGTGCGCGTGACTGATCCCGAGGCGAGCGGAGATGGCCTTGAGGAAGGCGCCAGCGGCGCGCATTTGCCGCGCTTCTTCGACCTGCGCCCCAGTGAGTCTCAGGCCGCCGGCGGCACCTCGCGGCCCGCTGCCCCATGGCTTGCGCTTTCGTACTTCGCGGTAGGGAGCATCGGCGTTGGTAATGATCAGCGCCCACCGCCCGCTGATTCCGAATCGGGCCGCTATCGCCGTACCCGAGGCGCCTTCTGCGCGCATCTTGCGGGCGTAGTCAACATCGGCCTCAGTAAGTTTGAATCGACGGTGTCTGCGCTTTGGCAAACGGCTCGTGCACGCTGGCGCCCCGCGGTAGATGCATTCAACGCAGCGCTTCCGATGAGCGATCTGGCGATTGCCGCATTGCCTACTGCAATAGATCGGGGCAAGGCCCGTGTTTCGCTTCGGTGGCCGCACCGGCTTGCCGCAAGGGCAACGCCGTGTGGACCACCGATGCTCACGCAGCTCTTGCAAGAGGTTGCCGTGGTGCTGGCGCTTCCACGCGCGTTTCCGGCAAGGTCGCGAGCAGAACTTGGCGACCTTGCCTTTGTAGTACTGCAAGAAGAGCGTCTTGCACTCCCGGCACACCGAGCGCGTGGGACGCGCTCCAAACTTCGCCCATCCGCCTCGCTCGACGTGCACCGATTGGTTGGGATGGAACGAGCCGAGCGGAACGCGCGCCTCTACTGTCTCGGCGAGCACTTCGCAGAGCTCTTCGCGTAGGTTACGCCACGTCACGGCGATACCCTCACGGCGTCATCCGACTCGGGCTTAGACGCTGGCGCTGCGAGCTCGGCGAGCTCACCGGCGCATTGTCGACAGAACTGCACCCCCGTCACGCGTGCGACGAGCAGCTCGCGGTCAGCTTCGAAGCAAAACCAACAGTAGTGCTTTGCGCTCGCGGCAATGGTCTCGCGCACGAACGGCTTAGGGTCGCCGCTCTTGGGCTTCGCCTTCCGGGTGACTCGACGACGATCGAGCTCGGCGATCTGGATCTCCGCCGGAGTCTTGGGCGCGGGCACCCTCTTCCGATCGTCCTGGAATGGGAGCCCGCAATAGACGCACTTTTCTTCCTTCTGCCTGTAGAGGTGCACTCCATCGGGATCGCCAGGGCACGCCGGGCGACCGGTCGCCGGCTTCCGCTTGGTCGAACGCTCCGCCTCGGCTTCGCGAGCCATCTCGCCGATGGTCTTGGCGCGGCGCTTTGTCGGGGCTTTCATCGCCGGCCCTCGTAGTGAACGCCGTCAAAGGTGACGCCTCCGGGATTGTAGGCCAGTCTCGCAATGGCCTCGACGAGCTGATTGAAGTGCTTCGCGGTCTCGCCCCTCTTCTCCGACTTGTACATGACGATATCGCCATACGTGGCAATGTCGTCGCCGAGCTCTCGGCAGGTCGTCTCGTCGAGGATCACACTGATGTGCTTGGTTCGCAGCTGGTCGATGCGAAGGGGCACCGCCGCCTGAAGGGCAATGCGCAAGAGCGTGTGATTCTCGTCGGCGCTCATGGGGCACCACCAACCACCGCCCGGCTGATCCGACGGCGGCCGTACGGCCAACCGTTGCGCTTCAACGCACAGCCGCACGACATCGTGCCATTGCAACGCAGCGCGTTCACGCTAACGCGCGTCTCTTGGCCGCAGTCACATCGGCAGAGCCAAACAATGTTCGCCCATTGGTCGCGCGCAACGGGACGCAGCGCCGTGAGCTGACTGAACTTCTGGCCGGTGATGTCCGCCCTTTTCTTGGATACGCGCTTTCGCCGCTTGTCCCACTCTTCGATCGGCTCGTGTCTCATCGTGGCCCCCGCGTATTGGCCAGCCCCGGACGGGCGCGCTTGAACGTCTCACCGCACATCGACCGCACGACGGTCTGGCAGCTGACCCCGTATCGAGAGGCGATTCTGGAGATGGACTCGCCGAGGGAACGCTCGGCCCGGAAGCGCCGCACGATGGTGGCGCTCAGCGGAAGTTCGCGGATGGCGCGCGCGTTCATTGCGACACCACGATTCCCATTGCCGTGCGGTAGAGTCGCTCCACTCGGAAGGCGGTGCGCGCGAGGACGCGCTCACGACCGAGCTGCAGCGCCGGCCGCCGGTAGCCGAGACGGCGCGCGAGCTCGGCCTTGGTAAAACCCTCCTCGAGGAGCGTGGCGATCCGGCGCCACGTCTTCTTGGCGGACACCGTGGCGTGGTCGGCGATCGCCTCGAGCGTCACCCCGAGGATCCGCTGCGCCGACTGCTTGCGAACGTGCCGCTTTTGACCGCGCAGAATGTCGTGGATGGTGTTCGCTCGAACGTTGCTCGCGTCCGCGATCGTGTGGCGTCCGAGGCCAGCCTTGGCGAGCTTGCGAATGTGGCGACGGACCGGCGCCGCGTCGACGAGTGGATTGCCATGCCCACGGATGTTGAGAAGCGTGCGCTTGTGGACGTACTCGCGGTTCGCGCGCCGGCATTCTTCGCACCGGCACCCGCACACGTAGCGGGCGCGCACCCCGTGCTGCCAGCGCTCCGCCTTGGGCATGTCGAAGGGCCGAGTCACGGCGCCGACCCCTCACCGCGCACGAGCTCGTCGTGACACCCATCGCAGAGCAAGACGACGTCACGCGGGTTGGCGCCGCTTCCGAAACGCGCGAGCTTTTCCGCCGCCGTCTCTTCGCACGACCACACCGACTCGAAGCGCCCACCACAGATCGCGCACGTGTAAAGCGCGACCTTCCTTGCCGGTGTCGACTCAGCGCTCATTGCCCGAGCCTCCGATAGAGACCGAAGACGACGCGACGCCATACGCTCGTCGAACCGTCGCGGTGCTTACTGACGATTTCGTGCGCCGTGTCGCCCCAATAGGTCCAGGCGAAACGCGCGGCGCGCAGCGTCCAGGGCGACGACGTCATGACCTCGTGCGGGCGGTCGGTCATCGACGCCCCGGACGAAGCTCGGGGCGGAGTGCGGCGCGGCGGCCGAGCTCGTTACCGACGAGCGTCACAAGGCAAATGAGCAGCGCACACCAACCGATCACGGTTCGCCCCCTTTCGAAAGCGCCCAAACGCAGGGCGCGCGCGGATGGTCCAACTGACTAAGTTTTGGGGCGGTGACGGAGGCGGCGGGCTTGGCGCATGGCACGGGCCTAGCTCCGACCACACGAGGGGCACCGACGGGCCGGCCCTTCCTCCGCCCACCAGTCGAAGACGATCCGCCCTTGGGTCAGCTTGCGGATTTCCTTCATCGCGTCGAAGTCCGGGATGCGGCGCCCGGTACGAAATCGCCAAAGCACCGTGCGACTGAAGTGCTTCTTGATCGCCTTGGCGATCGCGCCATCCTCGAAAAGAATTTCGTCGAGCTCGTTCGAGCCACGGGTCGGCCGCGGTTCGACAACTTCCCGCTCGTCCTTCGAGACACGAGCCGTTTGCATCCCTCAGCCTGTAGCCGCGTTGAAACGCGAAGTCAACACGCATACGTTTTGCCGACAAGGCAACGTGTGGGTCGTGTTTCCCGCATGGCAACGCGCGTGACGTGAAACGCCGAATTTGCTTGGCATGACGTTGCCAGCGTGGCTACAGTGGCCCACATGAGAAGCAGCACCCAAGGACACGAGCGACCGCCCTCCGCCGCCGAGCTCACCGAGATGCTGAGCGCGCTTCGCGGCCGAGTGCACTACGCGTGGCATTGTTTGCCGCGCGACGCGGAAACGAAGCTGCCCCCTTCGAAGCGGCAACTGGAGACGGACAACGACCTTGCGCCCGGCACGTTCACGAAGCTCATTCGATACGGCGCCGAGGGTCAGGAGCCCGAGACGATCGCGAAGGTGGCGATCGCGCTCGACGTTCCCGAACCATGGCTCCAGAACGGCAAGGGAAAGGCGCCGACGCTCACCGGCTACCTCGAGCCACTGCCGCCGCTACTCAAGAGAGCGAAGCCGAAGAACTACCGCGAGCTCGACGGCTGGCCCGAGGCGTTGAAGATCGCGATCGCTCGCCGCAACTTCCCCCCCGCCGCGTTCGAGATCGCCGGCCGATGGCGCGTGCTCAAGATGCCATCCGGAAAGGTGAACGCGGATTTCGTCGAAGCGGTCGCTAACCTCGCGTGGCTGTCGTCGACGCCGGAAACGCGCGCAAAGTACTCGACGCTGCTCGGCAAACGCGCGGCCAAAATTCCGCC